GATGTTTGCCTCCTTATGCCATTTTTACAACACTCAGAGAAGCATTGGTAATCGTCCCCGCAGCAGTCGCCTGTACTTGCAACATGGAGTTGTTGTTAATTACGCAACAACTCGGCAAAACGCGAATCAGCGTAGCAAAGCTAACATTATATGTATCGCCAGTTGCTCCTGTCACTGTCGCTTCCGCTCCCGGCACAGCCACGCCGTTGCGGATGAGCTGCAAGCCAATGTCACCAGCGGCGGTCGGCGTTACGTCGGCGTTCAGTGTCACGAGGTACAGGCCTCGGAGCAGGTTCACGGTAGTATTGCCCGCGGTGTGCCCGATTGCCACGCCAGTCAGCAGATTATTGGTAGGAAAATTCACGAATCCGTTCGCTGCTACGGTTTGCGCAGCGGTTGCGACGGTTGTTAATGCAGATTTTTGATTGCAAATCATTTGTTTCACCCCTTTAGTTAAAGCAATAGGGACGGTTTGCACCGTCCCTAACAGTGCAGTTTATGCACATTTATAAAGCTGTTAAGCTAACTGCTGCTGATATGCACAGCCACAAGCGCCAGCTACATTAGCAGCGATGCTCTGATACGGGCTGTTGGTAATATAAGCGGGCTGCGGATAAGGTCTCAGCGTACCGATAAGGTTAGCGCTCTGAGCCTGTTGGGATAACTGGAAGTTAGCAGTCTGCAAGTCGCGGTCGCGGTCTGCGAGCTTGTCACGCAGGTCTTGGATTTGGTTGGCAATCAGAACTGCTCTGGTCTTTTCGCCGTCCTCTTTCACTGCATTGACAATATCGCAGGTATTACGCGCGTTCTCATAGCGCACTGCGTCAATATTTCTGTTAGTTTCGCAGCAGCACTGCTGTTGAGCAAAACGATTTTCCGCAAGCTGGTTGCCAAGTTGATAGCCTGTTTGCATAAGGTCGCGTTGTACACCATTAAAGCCGTTAAGCATGGTAGTGTTCTGGGCATAAAAGCCGTCACACAGGCCGTTCTGGACGCCGCGGATGCCGTCTTTAATATCTTGCATGGAGAACTGGTCTGCAATCTGGTCGCGCGTCATGGAACCGTTTGCGAAGATTTCAGCACCCATGTTGCCGCGATTGTTCCAGTTGCCTCCCCAACCGCCCATCATTACGAAAATAATGAGAATCCATGCCCACCAGCCGCCGCCGAAGCCCATGCAGTCGCCATAGCCGCGGTTCATATCCATTACAGGTACTACACCTGCGCCGCCATTTTCTAAAGTCATGATAATTCACTCCTTCCGATGATATATGCGAACTCTCTGTGCGCATCAAAGAGTTAAGCCGAAATTAGATAACATCTGTTGAAGCTGCTCGTCGCTCATGCCGCGTTGCTTCGCGAGGTTGCGTACAGTTTCTTTCAACTGTACCTCGTTTTTGCCTTTGCCCATCTGCATAGCGCGCCCCATCATAGGATTCTGCTGCGCCATTTGCGTAAGCATTTGCATAGGATTACCACTATTCTGTAACATTGCCATTATTTGCATCGGGTTCATGGTTCATACCTCCTAACTGTTTCTCCAATTTATCCACACGTTGAATCAAGTTATCAACATAACTTCGTTCAGCATATACAACTTGTTTCTGCTCCTGCGGATTACTTAATTGATAAACTCTGAATACAGGCAGCCCGTTTAGGTCTATAGACTTCTCGTAAATCTTTCCCTCCGCCGGACATGGAAAGAAGGTACTACTGCCGTCAAGGTCTATCTGTGCAGCCTTTGCTTCATCTATACCAGTCACCACTCTGCCTTTTAATGCTTGAGGCATCTGACTCATAGGCATTTGCGGTTGCTGATACATCTGCATCTGTTGCTGCAAATAATTTAATCGCTGTTGCATCTGCGGCGCAGCTCCCACATAAGGATTCGGTGTGTATTGTTGTCCGTACATTGTTATCACCTCACACTTATATTTTGCGATATTTTTGTTAAATCATTCTATCAACATTCCTTCATCATTCAGACATATATTTTGTATTTAACGCATAAAAAATAAGCCCCTTAGGCATACGATACAAAGTCGTATACCCAAGGGGCTTCGTTTTATTCTAGATTTCAAAACACGTAAAACAGAATCATATACAGCAGCAACATCGCGCTCAACAGTCTTGTCGGAAATATTCATTTCCATGCCAATCTGGTAATTCATCAGTCCATCGACAAATCGTTTCTCGCAGACAACGTATTGTCGAGGGCTGACCTTTGCTTCGTGCAGCATGGCGTAAAATTCTTCTCGCGTCGAATTATGCAGCCAATCCCTTGCACGCTTTTTGAAATCGTCCATATTATGTTGCGATTGCCACCGCTAAAGCGCCGCCTAACAATACCCATGCTATGTTGCGCTGTGTCTTAATTATTCGTTGCTGCCTTTTTACCTCTTTCTCGTACAGTTCTAACGATTCGTTGGCAGTCTGCAATAGCAGCTCGTTGCTGTTCGATTGTTTCCTCAATGCTGTCAGCTCTGCTTGCAGCTTCTTGGTTTGCACTTGCGCTTCGCTTAAGGCTGCTTGTGATTTCGCTAGCTCTGCTTTCAGCGCTCTGCAATCCCTCGCTAATTTGATGTTGCTGCTCGCGAGCTGCTCCAATCTCGTGTCTAGCAGTGTCAATTCGCTCTCCGTTATCGTGTACTCCGCTTCCTGCGAAGAAGCAGAGGCAGGCAAAGGCAGCACCAGCAATAAGCAGAATCCAGTGGCTTTTAATAAATTCTTTAGCTTCATTCATTGTTTACCTCATGAGATACAACTGGGGGACAATTTGTCCCCCAGTTAAAAGGGAATTATAAACCAAAATAGTTGTGTAATGCTCCTAACGCAAAGCCCAACACAAGTCCAACCAGAAATTTCTTGTCAGTGACATACTCTAAAAACTTGTCAACTTTCTCCATCATCGTTTATTCACCTACCTTTCTTAATGCAGCCTATACCATTCGGCATTGCCGCGGATGGTCTGCATCTTTTCGTAAAGTTTTCTGCCGGGGCAAGCGGTTGCCATAAGGTCTCTGTGTCCTACCACGACGTTTTTTGCCGCCGTCAGACTGTAGATATTGCACAGCTCGCCAATAAGCGCAGAGAGGCTGTTAAGCTGCTCTGGCGTAGGGCGTGCAATCTCAAAGTTGCCGCACACATGGATACCGATAGTATCTCTGTTCCTGCCGTAAGCATGAGCACCAACAGCCCATCTAGGTCTGCCTCGCTCGATTGTGCCATCCTTGCGGATAACATAATGGTAGCCGATGCCAGCCCAGCCCTGAGCTTTATGGGAGTCATGAATCTCTGCCGCCGACAGGTCATCATCTGTCGGATTGCCTGTATGATGCACCACAATCATATTGGTTTGTTGGCGCTCGTTCAAGCTGTCAAAATCAAGATGTGTTTCTTTCACGATTACCTTAGTCGTTTTCTTCACGCTCCTTGTCGTCTTCATTGTCCTCGAATTTATCGGGAACGCCGTTGCCGTTAACATCAACAAAGCAGCCTGCGATGAAGGTCACAAAGCCTATCATGGCGGGGCCAATCATTTCTTGAATTACTGCCAGCAAATCGCTCATCACAATCTTGCCGTAGTAGGCCTGCCAGCACCACGCGCCGTAGTACGTCAGTACCAGCAGTACCACCAAGGCAAAATACGATGCTATCATCCATTTGATAGGCGACTGCATGTCATTAATCCTCTCTTTGGCTATATCAAAATATTTCCCGACGTAGCCTTTAATCTTGTTCCACATAAGCTATTCACCGCCTTTATTGCCGCCGCAGTGACAGCATTTACGCAGTTCATCCAGCTCTTCTTTAAGCTCTTTGTAGCGATGCCAAAGGCTGTCAAGCTGTTGGTCTACCTTGCCCTGCTCGATACGCATCTCATTGATAAGCCCCGCCAATTCCTTTAACGCGTTTGTATTGTTATCAATACTTTGATGCAAGGAACGGCTATCCTGTCTGTGCAGATAGACTACGACGCAGGCAGCAGCCAGCATCGGGCCGCTCAAGATTGTGCCTAAAATCTCTTCTAATTCCATAAACACCTCATGCTAAAAATAGTTTGAGCCACCGCTTGCGCAGTGGCTCTTTTTATATACAGCCGTTCCTAGGTAACGGCTCCCCCGACTTTATTTACCCAATGTAGGTACATCAGCAAAATCTTTTTTCTGCTGTTTCGACATATATTTCTGCACGCGTTCAGCAGTTGTTAATGTTAAATCACTAACAGCTTTTTTCAATTGCGCGCCTGTTATGCCGTTCTTTCTAAGCTCTGTCATTTCTGCTGTAGTAAGCTTCTCGCCATCGGCGCGCTTTCTCGCGGCATCCATCAACAGTTTTTGCTTTTTGTTTTTAGTACGTGTCTTTTCAGCGTATGTCGCGGATGACATGTCTGCCGCTAAGCTCTGGCCTACTGGCCTAAATCCCATACCCTTGAGGTACTTTTCTGTACCCTCGTACCTGTATGATACTTGACCTTTGGAGTTAGTGCTATAGCCACGCAGCGCCTCTGCGATATTGCCTATAGCTGGGTTAACTGTTTTCATGACCTTGATGTAATCGCCAGACATTGCACTAGCAATGCTGCCGGGGATTACGCTGCCCGCAGGACCTGCCAAATACTCCAGTAAGGAATCGTAGTCCGGGAACATGCTAGACATGCCAACTCGTCTGGAAATATCTACACCGAGATTAGAGAAGATGCCATATACAAGCGTTCTCGATACTGGATTGTCCCCAAGTTTTTTAAAAAGCTCCATTTTTAAAACGCTGGACGGCTTATATCCCAGTATTTTCTCCAAGAACTCATCCAACCAGTCTCCGCCGGGCAATCCTGCAAAGCCAGCCATGAGAAGGTATGTTGCCCAGAATCTTGCTTTCTGTGCCTTCGTACCTTTGCCAAAGTACGGCATAAGCGACATCATCAGCTCCCATTCTTTCATAGGGTATTTCTGGAACAGCAGGCCCAAGTCGCCAAGAACTGTTCCGCTAAACTTCTGATAGATGCCCGGAGCGTCAGATGAGCCGTAATCGAAGTTGGCTTCACGGTTTATGCGTCTAGCATAGGCTATAGCTTGTTTGTGGCTCATCCCCTTGTCTTTTGTCGCTTCGTTGTACGCGCCTAAAACAGCCACAGCTCTTGTAATTTCATCAGCTTTTTTGAAGAAGTACATGCCCTTGTCTCCTGCCTTGCTAATCATAGAGCGCAAGCGTGCAAAGCCTTGGCGTTTGCCTTCGATAGCACTTCTGCGTTTAGAGAAACCACTAGGAGTATCAAGTCCGATGTTATAAGGGACGCCGACCTCTGCCAAAACCTTCTTGTCGGAAAGACTCATGTTTTTCAGCGCCGACATGCCGTGTGCTGTGTGCCCTACGCCTATCAACGCCACCGTATTGACCAACTGCGTCACATTGACGAGGGCGGACGATACATTCAAGAAGCCTAAAAGGCTCTTGCTTAAAAATCCGTTGATGTTTCCGGCGAGTGCTACACCCAATCTGTCGCCGTAATTAGCGTTCAGATTCTTCAACAGCCAATCGTTCTTGGCAATCATGCTGTTAATCATGGATTCGAGGTAGTTCGGAGTGCCGTTGTTATGGCGAATATAGCGTTTGATGATGTTGGCCATCGCCTCTTTGCCGCCATACTCTTTATCCCAACGTCCGAAGGTTCTCTCGAACAGTTTTATCGACTTCTGCTTCGCTGGCTGCAATGCGCAATATCTGGACGACATTGTAAAATATCTGTCCAAAGAATTGATGACGTTGGAGTTGTAACCAACTCTACCTTTTCTGTGGCGCAGATTGCCAAAGAAGCGGTTACGGTTTGTGCGTCCAACAACACCCTTCAACGCATCTCTTGCTTCTGGTACGCTCATCTTACAGTTGTCAACAATGGCTCTTTGCAGTGCGATATACTCTGCGTCGCTAACAATAAGGGAAGATTTTTTGCCGCCAGCAGAATTGTTTTCGTCGCTCAAGTATCTGTTGGGGTCGAAGAACTTGGGCGCAATTTGGAAAGTGACTTTTTCGCCGCCGTTTTGCTGCAAATATTGAGCCGCCTTATAAGCTTCTTTCAAGTTCTTGCCGCTTCCGACTGGCACAAGCCCGTCTTTGGTTTCTGCCAAAACCATCCACTGCTCAAAGATATGCGGTAAATAACCAGCGATTTTTCCAATCGGCGGAGCTACACGCTTCACTTTGGCTTCGTAATATACAGGACCGTCCTCGCCAATGCGCTTCTCGACAACCGCTGATACAACAGCATACGGGCTGTTTTGCAGCTCTTTCAACTGCTCTGGAGTCATAACTTCCTTGGAAGAGCTTGTGTAAACTCTGGGCTTATCATAGCGCACCTCGTACTCTACGCCATTCACAATCTTTTCCAGTTTTGATGCTGACACCCATTTTTTGGCATTAGAATCTTTCTTGGAGCCGTTGGGCACGAGAACTTCTACATTCTCCAAAAACGGTTCCTTCATCAGTGCCTTGAACTCTTTTGCACTCAAGGTTTCACGAACGTGCGTCAGACCTCTATGCGCGTCGTTTACCGCACTCCATACATTGCGAATGAGCTGGCGTGTACGGACATAAGCCTCGACGACGTTCTTGTCATACCCAGCGTCTTGCAGCTCTTTCAACGTATATTCCTTTTGCTCCATCTCACCAGACTGCAAAAGGTCTAAATAATCGTCGAATTGCTGGTTGTCTTTTAACATGCCAACGAATGTCTGGAATTGCTTTCTCCACCTAGCGCGAAGCTTCTCTTGGGTTTCTTGAGCTTTTGAGTAAATGTTATAGAAACTTCTAAACACAGGACTCTTTTCGGCAAGGCGGCTCGGGCTGCGTAATGTCGCCTCAAAGATGCCACCAACTGCATCTTTCGCACGGTCGGTCATTTTATTGATTTTGGTTTTGATTTCGCCAGCTTTAACACCAGCTTCATCTGCCTCACGATTGGCTTCGGCAACCACGGCTCGTAAGTCATCCGGCATCGCTTTGCCGTTTACTTCTTCGATAGGAGTTACCTTGAAGTTTAGCTTGCCATCTGATTGCTCAGTTGCGGAGTAGGATTGTTCCTCTTTTTCGTTGACATCCATAACACCTTGTTGTACACTATATATAGATAGAGGATGACTGTTCGGAACAGCGGACTTACCATCTGGTAAGAAGCGCCCGGCAGCTCCTCTTTTTTTTATGGAATCATCTATACTAGAATCCGTGCCTTTGTAAAGTGTCTTGAGGTAGATTTCCCCGCTAGGTGAGAATTCAAGCACTACGCCGTACTTGGAGCTTCTGCTTCCGCTAGTTTTGAACACCATCGGCTTGCCTCTCTGACCTTGCTCTTTATTCCCGTAATAAACTGCTTCTGGTTCAGATAACCCATCTAAAGCATCAATCCATTCTTCATCAGTCAGATGATGCTCATCTTCTACATGATTAACAGCATCCCCCGCGATTCTGATAATTTGTCCATCAACATTATAAGCAAAATACGTCTTAGAAGCCAGTTTGACTTCTCCACTAAGAACTTTTTCTTTAAAGTTTGGGAAGTCGCTGGCTTTGTTTTTATACATAGCCGCATTATACTGTCGTCCCGTTCTACCACTCTCGTTTGTTCCTCGGTTGAACATCTTACCGCTCTTGACGGAAAGGAAAATACCCGTGTCGGTATCTATACCGAACTTTTTGGCAAGTCCTGCTACCCATTTTTGAATCTTCCAAACGATTCGCTCTGCAAGATTCTTCGGGCGTTTGTCCTCTTGCACAAATGCAGCGTAGTCGTCGCACTCCATTTCTTCGCAACGCTTTCTGACTTGTTCTTCCGTGAGCTTGTTGAAAGCGGCTTCGCCCGTTTGCTTCTTGAGTTTGTACCTATAATAACGATACAGATGCTCTATTTCAGAAGGTTTCAGCAAAGTTCTGTGAACAAAATGCATGACTTCGTGATAAACCGTAGCGTCGTTCGCCGCCTCGGTCAGTCTGATTACATCAACCACTTCGCCGCCCGCTTCGTTGACGGTTTCCTTGTTGTAATATCCGCGGATTACAAAGCCAGATGATTTAATATCAGCCGCACTCAGCATCTGCTTCTTCTGCTCATATGTCATTTTTCCCAAGATAGCAGCTTGTGATGTATTGGTATCAACCCAAAGGTTGTTACCGTTCGGAAGCTCAACTACGTATACACCGTCGGCTACGGTTGCAATCTTGCTGCCGCGAAAAGCATCCTTTAAGGTTCTCAAGAATTTCTTTTCGTTATCTTCCGTCAGAATTTCTTCCTGCTTTCTTGCGATTTCACTTTCGCGTTCAGCGTCAACTAATCGCTTGACAGCAGCTTTGAAAGAAATATCATCAGAAGCAGCAGCGGCGTTAAGCAAATCCTTCATTGCCGCCTCTCTGGATTGGCTGTCAGATTCTTTGCCGCCCGTGCTTTCCTCATCGGTTGTATAGTCGAATTTTTTCCCTAAGTCGTGGGCAGCGGAAAAATAGCCACTCTGAAACGCAATGTCTAACGCTCGCGCTTCACTGCCAAGGGCCATGTTTTCTGCGGTTTTAGAGCGAGTCGCTATTTTTTCGTAAAAGGCGTTTTGCTCATCTGGCGAGCCTATAATCAGATACCTAAACATAGCGTCAGATTTCGCTCCGTATCTGTATATGCGCCCTTCAATCTGAATTGCTGCGGTAGGTCTTACGGGCAATCCAAGGTTGATTAAAACCCTAGGATATGCGCCAGTTTTGTCGTGCAGAGAAATACCTTCTTGGCCAGCGGCAGAAGTGACCATAATAACATCAACGCCGCTGTTGTCGTCGTTAAATTCTTTTACAGCCGCCTTTCTTTTGCCGTCCGATTCGTTGCCGTTAACAAATCTAACTTTATCACCAAAGGCTTCTTTGATAATGTTTATAGCAGACAGCTCTTGGGACAGGTCTAGGTCAGCGTATTCCGGGAACATTTTCTTGAACGCATTGTACTGCTTCTTTTGTTCCGCGTTCATTTTTTTGTACTCGGCGTCCGTCAACTCAAAAGGCCTTGTAATTCTGCTTTCTTTAAGGTCGTGGTACAACACAACCTTCTTTCCTCTAGAAAGATAAGACTTGATTACTGGCACGGAAGCACTCGCTTTTTCTGTTTCCAGCACAAAGTCAAGCGCCATATTCATTCTGGACAGCCACAAATCTGCAAACGAGCCTTCTTTGCCCTTGCCACTCGGAATCGGAGCATCTTCCGCTGCTCGTTTTTTCGCTTCCTCTACTACCTTTCCTTTTTCCGACAAGGTAATCTCGCCACCAGCGCCGGAGATAGCACCCATTACGTGAGCTATTTCTTTTAGCTTTTCGGTTATATTGTTTGTTTTAACCTTAATGAAGCGTCTGTTGTAGTCTTTATCTCCGACCAACCGTCTGTTGACCATTGCGCCGTCCTCTACAAGTTTGTCATGGAAAGCGATTTCTTTTGCGGTAGTGTCTAACACTTGGCCGTATCTGTCTTTTGCTGGGACTATTTTGCCGCTTTTCTGGACCACGAAACTGAATACTTTGGTTAAGAAGCCGCCGGAGCTTCCACCAAAGCGGCTGTCGGCGTAATCAAACAGTAATCCTTCTGCATAGTAAGCGTTCTGCGGATAAGCAAACGGTGTCGCGGAAAGCAATAAGGTTTTAGTGCTGGTTTCCTTTTTTCGCTTAGTGTACAACGGACGCTCTTTCGCTGCAATCTCGTTAAGCTTTACTCTCAAGGCATTCACTTCATTTTTGACCTTGGGAAACTCAGTCTTAATCTTATCCATCTGCTCTTGCTCTTTCGGCGTTAGAGTGCGTGAAAGCGATGCCATGTCGAGTCTTGACATTTTTTCGTTCAACAAATCGAACTTTCCTTTCAAGTTGTCGAGTTGTTTGTATAATTCACTGTACTTGATGCGCACATATCCGATTAATCCGCCTTGCTTATGTCCAAACAGGCCTCTGAAAGCAGTTGTATACACGCCAATTTCTTCGGGCTTGCCGTTGACATCTGTTCTTTTTTGGCCGGACGCAATATGGTGAGCCTCGTCACAGATAATTAAATCCCAGTCTACCTCTTGGACGTGCTTGTTTGTCGCCAAGGAGGAATAACTGATTATGTTCGGAACACCATCCACGGTCTTGCCGTTGCCGAGATATGCGAACTCATCCAACCCCAAGAGCTTGCCGTCCTTCACCCAAGCGTCGTTGGCAATGTCTTGACTGGGGACGATTATCAGTATTTTCTTTTTGCCGTTCATTATCTGACGCTTGATAACACCAAGCGCAGTTAATGTCTTGCCAGTGCCTGTGCCGTTTGCAACCAGCATACCCGGCTTGTCGTTGGAGTACAGGCGTTTTTCTATCGCCTTTATATCCTCGTGCTGTTCCGAATACAACAAAGGCAGCGTTTCAGCTATGTTAGCTTCATCCGCTGCCTTGATTGGCGTATCATCTTTTACTTGTTGTTGTCGTTTTAATCTTTCGGTAGCTTCATCGGAGGATTTTCGCTCAGTTTCATTCTCAATAGAAGTATTCCCAGAAAGTCCTTGGCTCTGCTTGTCGCGAACGGAAACTCCGCTGCCGCCAGTGCCTCTGCCTCGTCCCCGTCCAAAATCTCCGGTGCCGCGTTGCGAAGCATCGGATGTTTTTTGGCCGCCTTGCTGATTGCCTCGTGCTCCGCCAGCAGCGGTCCCACTTCCAGAAACATTCTCGCCGCCATTTGCGCGTCCTCTGGGAACGCCCTCAGCCCCCTGCTCTCCATTATCCGTTTGCGGATTATTGCCTTTGCTCGGGTTCTGGCTGCCTCCGTCGGGAGTGACAGGCTCTCCTTCCACGCCGTTTTCATTCCCTCGTCCACTATTGCTTTGATTAGGTTCTCTGGTAGTTCGTATAGGCTCATCGCCGCCACCTCCATTCTCATCTTGTCCTAAGTCTACCATATTTTCGTCGCCCTGTCTAGGATATGCTTTTAAGGCTTTACGTGCTGCATCGAAATAATCTTTGATTTCTTCGTACAGTGCGGGGTTTCGCTTTTGCAACATTTCCTTAGCTTGCTTCGGACTGAGGTTGTTAATTTGGGCAAACTGAGCGAAGCCTAAAGCCTGCTGCCAGCTTGAAATTTTTGCGTCATCTGCTTTAAGAGAAATCTGCTCTGGCACGTTGCTAAGAAATTCCCAAGCAGCTCTTATGGTGTTATCAATAAATCGTCCGATACGTTGCGCGCGTTCTGCGGCAAATCTGCCAGCTTGTACAGCGTTGTGCAACCCTGCCTTTATGGTTGTAGCCACTGACATTCGCCATGCGTTAAACTTAGCTCTAGCCCTAACAAAGTCTCGTTCAAGTATTCTCCCGCCGATGGTCAACAGCTTAGTGAAAATGCCCGCGTCATAATAAGCTAGTTTATCGGATTTTTCGCCGCTTTCCTCTACCTTGAAAAATTTCTCGCCCCACTCTATCACGAGCGCAGTGGCCGCTTCCACATCTTCTTGATTGATGTTACCTTCTGCACCATCTGTATCAACAGCATCGGTTTGCTCTTGAGGCTTTTTGTTTCCCTTTCCTTTTATTTCGTCAAGAACTTTAGAACGCGCGTCTGCAAGCTTTTCTTCTGCCTTTTTCAATGCGTTCTCTGCTTTTTCGAGTTCTTTTTTTGCATCTGCAAGATTTTCCTCTTTGCTGCCAGCCACGACCTTCTTTGCATCCGCAACCCGTCTTTTAGCAACAGGGATTTTCTTCGAGGCCTCTTGGACGCTTGTGTCATCGTTGACCAGTCTTTTTTCGAGAGCGTTTGTTTCGCTTTCCAGCTCATCGAGTTTTTGTCTTTCTTTATTAAGCGCTCTTTCCGCGGCTTCTACTTTAAGCCCGGAAGAACTGCCTTTGATAGCGTCGGTTGTCGCTTTTTGCAAGTTTAATTCGGCTTTCTTTAACTTGGCTTCCGCTTTCTTGACTTCTTCTGCGTTCCCGCTCTCTTTTGCGCTTTTGAATTCTTCGGATGCCTTATCAACAACTTCGGATGCCTTGCTTACAGCTTCGTTGCCTCCAAGTTCATCGCCTTGCTTTTGAGTTGCTGCGTCGAGATTTTTCTCCGCTTTTTTTACAGCATCCTTTTGCTTTTCGACTTCACCCAAAAGGTCTCTATATTTTTCTACCTTCTTTTTTCTGATGACTCTGCGAGCCGCATCAATAATTTTTTGCGGTTCCATAGATTCAACAGATACATTCGGATTTTCTTTTTCCAGCATTTCCACCGTGCGGCGAGGTACGTCATCCTCGGTTGTAGCCGGGTCTTTCAGCGAGGGAAGAACTTTTTCAACTGCCAAAATTGCCTCAATGGCTGCATTGTTCTTTGCTTTATAACCGCCACGGGCTGTTGTTTTTACTTGCCCTTGGAATTTTTCATAAAGCTCATAGTAATATTCCTCAACCATGCGCAACTTTTCGGTGGAAAGATTAAATTCTTTTTTTAGTTTTTCAAAGTTTTTGTTATCATCTAGCTGCAAGTCTCGGAATACGATTTTGCGAATGAGCGCATCCCATTCAAGCGGGTTGCCGTCCTCTTCTACCAGCAGAGTTCCGTTGTCCAGTGCAAGCGTCTTACCCTTAGAGTTCTCGGCGGGGGCGTTGCTGAACAGTACGTCTCCGACCTCATTGGCGTATTCCGGGCCTTCTTCTTTCTTTACCTCTTCGAGATAATCGTCGCAATCATCGTCAGTTATTTCGCTTTTGTATTTGTCATCTTCTTCGGCCTCGTCTTTAATTCCAAGAATCTCTTTTCTTGCAGCGTCTGCTACTTTCTTGCGTTCCTTGTTGTATTCGTCGAGGCTTCCGATAACATCACTGCCATTCTCTAAAACTTGAAGTTTAAAGAGCAGCGGTTTCAGCATCTTTGCAATTCTCGTGGGGCGTCCGAGGTCGTCGGCGTCGCTGATAACATAATAAATAAGCCTTGTGCCGCTCTTTGACGATTTATCTGAGACCTCGGAGAATAAAAGTTTTGGGTGTTTGCCTAACAGGCCGAGCAAAAACTCCTTATCGGTCGGGTGCTTTGTAAGATAAGTTTTAACCTGCTTCTGCTCTTCCTTGCCAAGAAGGTCGATTATTTTCATCAGCTTATCTTCGGCTTCGGTGGCTGCCTCTGCCTCTTTTTCAAGCGTTTGGGTGTTTACCAGAGTTTCAATCTCTCCGTCATCACTTTCTTCGCCTCTAGTATTATCTTCACCTTTTTCGTCCTCAAGGTAGCTATTCCATTCCTGTAGTTGTTCCGCAGTCATAAACCCATTATCTATCATGGATTGGAAAAACTGCGGGATTGGTTCGTCGCCTTTATTGCTGGGTTCTTCGCTAGGTTCTTCGCTTGGGTTTTCACCTTCGTTGCTAGGTTTGTCGCCCTTGTCGCTGGGCTTTTCACCCTTGGCGCTGGGTTCTTCGCCCTTGCTGCTGGGCTGCTCACTGGGTTCTTCACTGGGCGTATTCTGATTGCGCTCGATTTTCGTGCCGTCGACATTTGCGATAATATCTTCGACTTCTTCCATAGAGCTTGCTTCAAAGCTCCCGTCCTTGCCGCCCTTATTGAAAGTAATCTCGTATTCTTTATCAGTAATACGCTCAATGGTAACGCGGTCTGGCTTGCCATCTTCCTCGTGCGCGTTGCTGTTGTATTCGCGAACTTCCGAGTCGCTTGCGTCGCCAACCTGCTTAAAGCTGCCTATTTCAAGCGGCCAGCCATCCTCGTCGCGCTCAGATGCTTTAACAGTGTTTTTGTCGGCTGACTTTGCTTTAGGTTTGCCTCCACCGCTTTCATCTGTCGGTGGCTGTACATTGTTTCCAGCACTGTTAGAATTATCTCCGCTTTTGTTCGGAACGATGGGTTTCGGCACCGCCACATCCTGCCCTTTTCCTTCTTTTGCTTTTTTAGCACGGTCTAACAATGCAAGTTTTTCTAGCGGATGAAGGTTATTTAATTTTTCTCTGGCCTCGGCATCGCCTTGAGCCGCTCTGGTTCCGATACCGTCATATTCTGAGTTTTTTAAGATGTCCTGTACCTTCTTGGAACCCTTCATTTTTTCCCAGTCTAGGTTTCCAGTATCCTTGTAAACATAACGGCTCTTCAAATTGCCCTTTAAGGATTTGGCTGTATGGTTTAATTCTGCGTCAGTCCACTCATCCCCGACAAGCCCGTTGCGGCTGTCATCTGCGCGGCGTTTGGCTTCGTCGATAATATCCTTACCGATACGGTAGCCGTATTTCTTGCCGACTTCAATCAATGTGTCGAGGTCATCGCTTCCTGCTGCTTCTTTTACTTTTGCAACCTCATCGTCAGTTAAAGTAACCTTTTTGTTGCCTTTGCTGTCGGCTAGATTGTTCAGCGACTTGCGCAAATTTATGATTTTGTTTTCTGTCTTCGGGTCTTTAGCGACAGTAAGTTTCGGACCGATGTTTGGGGTGATAGCGTCGACGCTTTGAGACGGCTGAGCTGCGTTGGTTGTGGTTGCTGAGTTAGAAGGTCCGTTAACCACCTTGTCAACAGCCGAATTTACAGCGTTGATTGCTGTTTGGACCTGTCCCTCTGGAGTTGTCGCAGGAGTAACCGTTGGCTGCTCTGTGGGTTGCCCTACGGTCTGTTCTGGCGGTTGCTCAACAGGCGGTTTTTCGACATTAGATACTGGTTCTGAACCTTGGGGTTGTTGTTGTTGCTGTTGTTGCTCGGCGTCCTTGCCGTAGCCAAGTTCAATGGCCTTCGCAATAACGTCCTCGTTTGAGCCAGTCTCAATTAAATCCGCTACGTTGTTGTACTCGTCTCCGGCCTGTGCCTCAGATTCAAGATACTGTTCCAAGAAACTTTTAGCTTCTTTGTATTTAGGGGCGGTTGTCGCCATATTGCCAGACTTGCCCATACGCGACATAACATCGTTGGCGTATTCGTTTATAGAAGGCTCGTTGCCGTTTCCTTGCTTGCGGTTAAGTGCCTCGTCACTGTAGTTCAATGCGCCTTCGCCGCCGTACCATGCGATGGCTGCGCCGCGCGCGCCGTATTTGTCGTAGTATTCTCTAAGCTTATGACGCGCAACTATTTCTTGGTTTTCTGGCGTCATAGGAGCGTCAGCCGACAGTCCGGCTTCTTCTGCCCAACTGGGCCAGTTGCTTGGCAGAATCTGATATTTGCCAGCCGCATGTGTGCGACCGTTCTCGGCGTTATAGCCGCCGCTGCCTTCACTCTCTTGGCCTCCTATAGCATTTACCAAAGCTTCAAACTCATCTGTTTGCGGAGCGGCGATTTGCTCTGTTCCGTTGTTGTCTGCGCCTGTGTTTACAGTGTCTAACACATCATCTGCTTCTGACGGAGTGAACACCTTGCCGTAAGCGCCAGCGGCTGCGTGCGGAACACCAGCGCCGATAGCGCCAGCGATGCCGGAAACGATAACATCCGGGTCACTGAACGACCAAGATTCGCCAGCTTCCATTTTTGGGATAATCTGCTGCCCAACTTCCTGCGCGGAGTTGACACCCATGCTTGTCAAAATTTTAAGCGCCATGCCGACTTTGGTTTTGCCAGTCGCTGCAATCAACGCATCCTGCAAGGTATCAGTGCCTGTAATAAACATCAAGTTGTCGGCCAGAACGCCCTTCGCTACGCGCTCTGCCTCTACCTCTGTTTCTCCGGGAACGTATGTGCCGTTCTGCTTAGCTTTTTCTATATAATCGAGTTTGCCGCTAGTAACACTTTCCAGCAGCGCTTCTGGAAACGCTTGCTTTTGACCAAGAGAGATATTGGCTAAAACAGGCGCAAGATATTTCGGTGCAGACTCTGCTACACTTTCACCGTATTTTCCTGCTATTTTGCTCAAGAACGGCGCGCCTTTTCTTACGATTGCTGCGGCTCCTTGCTCTGCGACGAACTTTTCGGCTGCTGTTGGAGCGCCAGCTTTTGCGGTTATACCAAGTCCGATAGCATAGGGAACTATACTGCCTACGGCGCTAGCTATAGAGTTTGCACCCAAGGGGTCACTGTAGTTGCGCGAGTGTTCTTTCTCAAACTCTTCGCCAAACTTTTCAATGCTTTTGTTGGTTCTGTTCGCCCAAGCGCTCAGACCACCATCGGCTTGCATTTGTTTATCCCATTCTTCTTCTGTTATATAAGCTGGTTTGCCGTAGTAGTTGAGCAAATTGCCGCCAGCGCGAATTACATTGCCAGCAGCGCTCAGCAGGCCGTAGCCAGCAGCTTGAAGAATATTGTCGTCATCATTGTTGTTCGGAGCCAAAGATTCTGGCTTCAAATCTTGCAGAAAAGAAAAGTCGTACATCGGACGCTGAGGTGAACCGAAGTTAAAATTGTATTTTTGTTTTTTGTCATCCATGTTTCGGTCGCGCTCCTTTTATCATATCCAGCCGCGGTCTTTCAAAGCTTGCTCCAGATAGCCGCTGTTTTGGCCGAGCATCTTTCTAGCCAACTGCGCTAACTGCGCGTCGCTCCACTCGCCGCCAGCCGCAGCTTTTAACTGAGTAAGCCAGTCTTGAACCTCGTCGTAATCGTTAATGTTTTGTGGCACTGAACGTGATTGTTCTCCACCAGTAACAACACTGCCAAGAAGATTACGGGCGGCTCTAACTTTGTCTTTGTACGGATATGGCTTATCTGGATATTTTTCGTTCCAATCGGCTTCGTCTTTAACAAGCCACTTTGCAGTCTCGATTTGCTGGCTTGTCGGTCCGCCATTAGCGTTAGTTCCGTTTTTGCCTCCGTAAACAATTTTAGCTGCTTCGTTAGGAGAAATGTTGTAAGCATCAGCTACTGCCTTAATCTGGAAAGCATTTTTCTTTACAAAATCCTCGAAAGCCAAATTGTGTTCAAGTATCTTGGCGTTTTTGGTGGCATTCCAACTCAAAGTAGAGGCAAGCTTCATGTCCGCTTCTTTGTATAGATGTTGCTTGTCCAAGCGCTTGTCGGTCACTTCGTTATTGTATTCGCTCTGCATGGTAGGCAATCCGGCCATCGCAATCTTAGCACCGTCTGGGTTGTATTCCGCCATGCGTGAACCAATCATCTGAGCTGCTACATAATTTTTAGCTCGGATTGCACCTAAGTATTGCTCAAACATGCCATCGTAGACTGTTTTTCTCGCCTCTTTGACAGTCTCGTCAACATCTGGCTGAATGCGCTTCAGGGCGCTATCAATTTGCCAACTGGGAGTGCCGTTCTCGACCAATACTTTTCTCAGCTCGTTTTTAACTGCGTCGCCGTCTGTAAGAGGGACTTTGTTTAGCCTTGCTTTCGCCAGATTCTGTTGAATCATCTGGCTCATAGTTTCGACCTGTTGCGCATCTCCCTCTGGATTAGCGCTATCAGCATATTTAGCCGCCACATAGTCGGCTTTCTCCGCCGCCAAGTCTCTCGGCATCGTTTGGGTTAGACCGACAGAGCCTTGCTGATTCGGCTTATAGCCTACAATGCTTTCGGGTGTTTGAGGCGTTGCAAGGTTTTCTGCTTGCAACTGCTGCCCGCCGACAGTGGTTGTGAGGGGTGCGAACTTACCGGCAGAAGGGCCGATGGCACCTTGCTGAGAATCGCCAGAGTTGTTCGCGGCAAGCTGGCCGTCTATCGTGTTGCCACCTACAGAAACTTGCGTCAACGGGCCAACTGTGCCTTGCTGCGGCTGAGCTGAGTCACCCTGCGGCTGCCCTCTCCCTGTCATTTCGTCCAGCTTTGCGCGCAGTGCAGCGTCATTCTTTTTTGCACCTCGCTCTTCGTATCTGCTACCAAGGTATCTGCCGAGCACAGAGCCGATGTTGAACCAAAGGTCATTCGTCATGGGAATGTCGGTATTGGTAGGCACTTGCATCTTCATTCCATATGCGCCAAAACTCATTTCACATCACGCTCCTTACCATTCGTTTGTTGCGCCTTTGGCTACAAAACCATTGGCGTAATATGTATTCTTTCCCGTCAGTTTCATGTCGTAAACCTTCCTCGTGCCATTGAAGATGACGCTTTTGACTTTACCGACGTTCTTTAAATCATCACCAATTCTAAGCATTGCTACATCGCGCCATGTACCGTCTGCTTTCATCAGCGGCTGAGTCAGTGTTGTGATTACATCACGCACATTGCCTTTCTCGTCTTGGCAAACAACCATATAGACTTCGCTATCTTGCGGCTCCATGACTTCAACAACTTCCTCGACACACTGTCTGTCACGAACATGGTCGTATGTAAGAATCTTATCTCCGACGCTGACATCGCAGATTGCTTTAGCTCCAGCGTCTGTTTCAATTGGCGTTTCTCCGACAAAGCACCACAGCGAACCATAGGAGCCTGTCGCCATGCCTAAGCCAGCATTAAATAAACTTCCAAGCACACCGCCACCACCACTCTGACTCGTAGTGCTGGTTGTGGTGCCAGTGCCCTTCATCGCATTCAATGCGCCCAACGTGCCACCGCTATTCAGGCCAAGAGATGCGTTCCACAGGTTCAGAGCTGGCTGTTGAGCTGCCTCTTGCGCTGCAGCAGAAGTAGTAATGTTCTGGCCAGCCAAAGAAGCCTGTTGACCATACAGGCCGTTCAATTTATCAATGTTGCTCTGGTATTGCTGCGCCATAGTATCGGCGGCATTCTTGGAAATATCGTTCAGAGCTGTATTTGTCACGCTGCTATTGAGGATGCCGCGAGCACCTAAGCCGCTGAGAGTACTACCCATAGTATTGTTTACACCGCTTCGGATAGCGTTCTCCATGTTCTGCTGGTATGCAGACGGCAAAATGCCTTGCGTCAGATTAGCCACACCTTGTTGCGCCGCAGCAGTCTGCTGGTTAGCGTTGTTTAATAGCTGGTTGTAGTCAACTTGAATTGTACCCAAGCTATCTTGCAGCAGCCCCCTTGCTACACCGTTCAACCACAGCGCGTTAGGTGCAATGGCTTCGGAGTAGTCGGCCGCCGCTTTTTGCAGTCGAATTTCCTGCTCTGTCGGTTTATAGGATTGTACAGTTGTCGAACTGCCACCTTTTTTACCCATTAAGCACACCTTCTTCCTGTAATTTTTCTTTCATTTTTTCGATTAGCGGGCTGGTTGCCTTGGTGTTGAAATAATGAGTTACCCAATAAACTGGCTCGCCTGTCTTTTCGTCGTTGTGCTTGTGTGTGATGATAACCAATCTGCCCATGCTGTCTTGGCACCAATAACGGAAGCGTCCGTCAACATCTTCTTTTTCGATTGTTTCCCAACCAAAGCCGCGGATATACGGTTCAATGTGTCTGGTGCAAATGCTGGCCACACACTCAAAGCCAGCCGTGCAGCTTACGAGTTCAGCATAATCTCGCCAAAATTTAGCGTCGCCGCACACTTGGTAAATAATCATCATTTTGCCTTCAAAGTCGGGCTTCATGCTCGCGAAACCTCTTTCCGGCATATACAAAAGGCGATAGCCCGGTAATAAATCAAAGCTATCGCCTGTTTTGATTTCATAAATTTCAATCCATTCTTTAAGGCTTTTAGCCTTCATATTACATTACCGCCTTCCTGTTCCGATTACTCGTCGATGCCATACAAGCAGAAATTGTTTATTCTGTGCGGCGATGTGCTGGTCACGATAACTTGCATGGCCCGCAAAGAATTATAAAAATGCTTCACTCTGCGTTTGGTTGTTAAACTGTAATCAAAGCCACGGTCAGCAACCTGTACGTGAATTTTGCCACTCTCATCGCCTTCTCTGCCCTCAACAAAAATATCAAAGTATCTGGTGATGATGCGGTTGGGAGTGATATACATTTTCGAGATAATTTTGCTGTGTATCGGCTCTCCGTTGTCGGTCGTATACTCGTCATTCATGCGGCAGACACCCTTGTCGGTAGCCAGCATGATGCCACTATCTGTCTGCGCAACGTCGTGAATATCATCGTGGAATGTGTATTTGTACGCTGCGCCAGTATCATACTGATATATATAAAAGGTCTTTTCATCCTTGGCGTTAGGGCGTATCCAGAGCTGCTTCATAGTCAGCATGTTCCAGATTCTTGGCTTGTAGCACTCTTTTTGCAGCAACCTGTTTATCTTATATGCAACTTCGGTTGTATCGAAGTTGCCGTAAGTTGTTGTTGTCTGCAAACTGCGGATGCCCAAATCTGTCGCAAACACAATGGTATTGCCCAGCAAAGCGAACGATTCCCTGTCGTCTTGTGCGTGGGTGTTGCTCAGAATCTGCTGACTCTGTAAGTCTGGTACGGTGCCGCTTATCTGATAGCCCAAATCATTGGTTTTGAATACAATCAAGTCGCCGGAGAGAGGCAACGTAGTGATAATATCGCCGCCGTCAAGCTCGCCTATGCCATACCACTGGGCTTGGCTCGCCACATTAGTGTCCTCTTTCCATGCCTCGTCGGAGGTGCAATCGCCAGTGCTGCTGTAATGAAAATTATCGTCACCGCGTTTGGATGTACCCAATCTGCTGTCGCGCACCCACAGATTATCACAAAGGAAGCTGCCTTCAACAGTTGTCAAGTTGTTCTCGTAATCATAGTATTGCAACTTATCACCGCTACCTATGGTAACTTTAGCACCGAACCGCTGACAGACAGGGCGCTCTTCGCCTGTCAGTTTGCCAATCTGCTTCGGCGGTTCTTTGACATAGCCGTAATAAGCGTTGGCCGTTCCCTTTGCTGGTGCTTTGCCAAACAGCAGAAAGCCATCCGTGCTTTGGTCATACCAAATTTTATCCACTGGCTCACCAATGTCGATAAGAGGCTCGGAATAACCACACCTTGTACGCAAAACGCCCTGCTCAAACATATAGTTTTCAAGCAGGACGGCTTCGTTTTCACCTATCATGTTGTCTGGCACAGAAGCGTTCATGCCACCCACTAAACTGCTTAGGCAACACGATACGCTCTGCGGTTCTCTTTCTATCGGCATAATCTCACCTACATTGTAATCTTCTCAATATCAGCCTTGTTCTGTGCCGCTTCTACTTTTTCTTTTGCCGCACGGTAGGCAGTATGCAAAGCATTACTACGCACCGCAACAGCGGCAATAACCATCTTTAAATCGTTAGCCGTTACTGGCGTATCGGCATTATCTGCCGTTGTCCAATCAATAGACGCATCCTCTCCTTGCAAAGACAAAGCAATAATAGCCGCATTTATGCGGTCTCTCGCTTTCTCGTCATAGTCAAAGCTATGTCCGTTGTATTCGATTGGCTCGACCTCTGCTGTATCACGCTGACGCTTTAACATCAAGATTTTGCGTTGCTTTACGTTTTCTAACGGCTCTTCTTCATACGTAACGGTTACACCTAATTCCGCTAAGGCTTCGTCAGAAATTGACAGCGGGATAAACACGCCGTCTTTGCCTAACGCCTCAGACAAATCGTATAACGTGGGATATGCGTTATCCTTGTATGTGTATGTAGTCATCTTATCACCTCTAATTAAAAATCAGCTCAACAGTGTATTTTTTCCCGACGTTGGCAGCGACAAAAAATCTTGATACGTCAGCCGGCACTTTATCGGGGCTTATATAAAAGCCGGGGATATGGCTTGCGTATGGCGCATCAAGAGTGATTGTACCCGTCCTGCCTGTATCAACCTCGGTCACGTTGACGGTAATGTTATATGAGCCGCTTGTCACGCCGTCAATATCAAATGCAAAGTCAAGATAGCCGCTATAATAGCATAGCATTTTCAATGTTACAGCCTTGCCGTCGTGCATAACTTCGCCCTCAATCTCGCCATAGTTAGCATAATATCGGCTGTAGCCATATTGATAACCACTACTGCCCATTGTCATTACAAGCGTGTCTTGTTTGCTATCTGCCCTCATAAACAACCTGCTCAATCCCATGCTATCACCTCTAAGATAATTTGGATGCCTGCACGATGCAGGTCAAGTTGCTATTGCTGTCCTTGGTCATAAGGATGTTGAGCAGCAGGCCTGCGCTGGTGATTGCTAAGTCGGAAGCAGCACCGATGTATTTAATTGTGCCGCCGTTGGTGATGGACAGCGCATAATCACCGCTGGCAGTGATGTAGGCCGTAAACACTGTTGACTGATTGCTACTGAGCAATGCTGATAACGTCGCAAGGTTAAGAGCAAATGCTCCTGTTGCATAATAAGATGCGGCTGACGTAGATGGGCTTGCGGAATTGGTGCTGCTGTTAGGTGTCCTGTACTGCTCATAACCAAGAGTCGCCAAATTTAATACTTGTTGCGCGCTCCATGTGTTTTGCCCGGATGTTTTAACATAGCCTGCGTCATTAGTAAATGACGATACGTTTGTAGGGATAGCTGCCTGTACAAAAGCAGTTGTCGCTATCTGCGTGGTGTTCGTTCCAACAGCCGCAGTAGGTGCGGTCGGCGCGCCACTCAGACGCGCACCGCCATTCCATCCGTTCCCGTTGATGTTGCCGACTAGGACTGCTCCAGACTTTGTGCCTGTTAGGCATTTATAAAAGTTCCAGTTGGGGTCATATTCATAAAAATCTACAGAATCATGACCCGAATATCCAAAGTCTATAGCATGGTAATATGAGTTGGCATCACCCTCGCCACGGAATTTGCGGCACTGAAAATAGTTGTCTGTCCCTGTGCCTGTCTGGAAATTAGTCGCTGTGATGCCGCCAGTGACTGTGCCGCCCGTTAACGGCAGGTAATTACCTGTTGCACCGCTGCCCTGTTCGCCTTTGTCACCTTTCGCACCTTGCGGAATAGTAAAATCAAGCACCGCCGCCGATGCAGTACCGCTGTTGGTAACTGTTGCCGCTGTTCCTGCCGCACCCGTGGTAACAGTGCCGACTTTGATTGTAGCTGCCGTACCCGCTGCACCTGTTGCACCTTGGATACCTTGTGGGCCTTGGATACCTTGCAAACCTTGTTCGCCCTGTTGGCCTTGGTCGCCTTTATCGCCTTTAGGAATTACGAAATTTAAAATAACTTCTGATGCGGTGCCGCTGTTGGTAATAGACACAGCCGAACCAGCACTGCCTGTGCTGACAGTGCCTACCTTGATTGTGGCGGCTGTGCCAACTGCACCTGTTGCGCCGGGCAGACCTTGCAAACCTTGCGGCCCTCTTTCGCCTTGCTCACCTCGCGGGCCAGCATCACCCTTCGGGCCTTTCAGTGCGGCTAACTGTTCCTGCGTGAAGTCGGCATAAGTGAAAGCATCGCCCTTCTCACCTTTAGCTCCCTGTGGGCCTGTTGCACCTCTTTCGCCTGTTGCACCCTTCTCGCCTTGGATGCCACGTAAGCCTTGTGGGCCTGTGTCACCTTTATCACCCTTCGGGCCTTGAATGTTGCCGCAGTCAATCCATTCTGTGCCAGACCACGCATAGAGGTTAACGCCTACCATATAAGCGTCACCCTCGTTGCCTTTTGGGTGTGCAGCAATTAAAGCGGACAACGAATCATATCTGCCCTTAATGGTAACGCCTGTGCCTTGTTCGCCTTTGTCACCCTTCGGGCCTTGCGGGCCTGTTGCTCCCTGTGGGCCTCTCTCGCCTTGCGGGCCTGTCGCTCCTGTTGCGCCTTGCAAGCCACGCAGACCGCGTTCGCCTTGTGGGCCTTGTAAACCTGTGTCACCTTTAGGGCCTTGCTCACCTCGCGGCCCTTGCAGACCTGTATCACCTTTAGGGCCTTTTAAAGCGGCAAGCTGTGACGCGGTAAAGTCGGTGTATTTAAAAGCATCGCCCTTATCACCCTTTTCACCACGTAGACCTTGCAAACCTTGCGGCCCTTGCTCGCCACGCTCACCCTTAGCACCTGTTGCGCCCTGTAAGCCTTGCTCGCCACGCTCGCCCTTTTCACCACGTAGACCTTGCAAACCTTGCGGCCCTTGCTCGCCACGCTCACCCTTAGCACCTGTTGCGCCCTGTAAGCCTTGCTCGCCACGCTCGCCCTTTTCACCACGCTCGCCTTTTACGCTTACCGGAGCAGGATTATCCAGCCCAGCTTTGTTCGTCCATGTCATTACGCCGTCAGCATCTACGGACGGAATAAAGACGTTGACGTTCTCGCTATATTCTTTAGCCTTATCAGCGTACCCTTTGGCGGCTTTCTCGCTTGTAGCGGCGTTCTGTGCGCTCTCAACAGCCTTGTCAATCTCAATGCCTACGCTTGCCGCCTTGTCTGCGTACTCTTTCGCTTTGTCGGCGTAATCCTTTACACTTGCCAACGTATCGACAAGAAATGTGTTAGTCAGTCTTGTTTCTGAGCCTGTTGGGTTTTCTTCAAACTCGTTGCTACTGACCCGCACCGCCTTGTCGCTCGTGGTTGCAATAACATCTCCTGCGGTTTCCTTGCCTACTACTGTAAGCTGAAACTGTCCCGATGTTCTCGCACATTCGTAGGGAACGATACATTTGCCGTCTACAATAGCAACTTCATAGGTTTTGTTGTCCCTCGCAAACAGTGCATATTTGTCGATGCCGTCCCAATCGTCGGAGAACGTAAACAGCAACTGCACGAAGTTCTTGCTACCCTCTGTCACATAAGCGTCTGACGTTCTTGTCAGCCGCATACCGTCAATTTCAAATTCTATCTGCATTGTTTCACCTCGCTTATTTATCGACAATGTTTGCAGTCATAGCGTTTATTGTTTTGCTCCACTCAAATTTGATGCCGTCAACAGTATCGTTGATTGTAGCACCTACGAATTTCAGCGTGTACTCTTTGCGCGGAGTTACTTCTACAACGCTACGCATATCGGTGTGTTCGGTTTCGCCGTCATCTTCTATGAAACTGTACGCCTCGCCATATCCCCATACTGTATTGTTAGCAGTATTGGTTACACTGCAACTGTACTGTACTTCTTCTCCCGGGGGAACGTCAGCATTATTCACTGTTGATGTGAGCAGTAATTTAGTGATGCCAGCAGGAACAGCAAATGTTTCCGTGCCGTTGTCTTCAGTGGTAAACACCTTGCTGCCCTCGACGATGCTATACAATGCTACATTGGTTACGCCGTTAGCAACATAGGTTACAGTTATTTTAGTGCTATCATTGCCATAAGCTACAACGTAATCGCCTGTATGTTTATCAATGCCACCGATTGCAATTTTGCCATCAGCATCAGTTGCCTTTGCTTCGCCGTTGACTGTAACTGTATCGTTTGCCACCGATTTACCGTCATACAATATGCGCAGATAGCAAGTAATGCTGGCGGGTTGAATCTCAATCGTAGTTACAACACCGTCAGTATAGTTGACTACCGCTTTGGTAGTCGGAGCAGTGCCGTAAGCGAATGTGTGCTCTTTTGAGCCGTTGCCGCTCATTTCGATTATTCCGTTTAAGTTGGTAGTATACTCAACGCCGTCAACTGTTATTGTCGTTGCCGCCAACGGCTTGCCGTCATAGTTAATCAGGACTTGTACAGTCACTTCCGCCGTGTAGGTGTTTGTACTGCCGTCGGTTACAAGGAACATTGCATATCCTCTAGCTATTTTAGAGGTTGTGGCAGAATATTTGTGATAAGCCTTTGTAACACTTGCGGCGCAACAAGCTCTAGCTATATCATTCCTGCCGTTATATAAAGTTTCCCACGGCCCGTGCTCGCCTGTGTTAAGTTTCATCTGCCATAAAATCCTTATGAAAGCTCTTGTTTGCCCAGCTTCAAATCTGCCAGCCAACACTAAGTTCTTTTTTTCGCTCGGCAAGGAACTCGTGACAGTAAATGTTGCTTCTGATAGTTTGGTTTCTCCGATATAAAGTTGTGCCGTAATCGTTCTTTTTGAGTTGTCATAGCTTGTGTGCCCACGATTTGCATTCGGATAATCAATATTAACACTGCCATTTACATATCCGCCGGAACTTCCGTTATCTTCATTTCCGTGCTCATAATGCGCTAACGGATTTTTTATATCTAAAACTAAACTTAGCTCAATATAATTAGCAGTTTCCGGGAATGTTACGTCCATTACGTCGCTCGATACTTTAAAATCATAAGAGTAACTATAGTGTCCATACCAATACTGTTCCATTTTCAGCACATTGTAAATGCTAGTATTATCTGTACGTTCATCGTTATTTACACCATATGAGCCTTCGTCTAATCGCAAGTAGTTGTTGACTTTAAAGCCGTTTTCAGTAATATCTGTTGCTTCACATACAAGGTAAAATGTAGCGGCAGGATAACTCTCATCGTTGATTTTAATTGTCATTGGCGACATTAAAACGCTCGGAGGTGCAGGCCACGGAGCAGCAAATCTAATGTACTGCCCATCATAAGCCTTGCCGATAATCATCTTTTTAACCTGTGCATATGTAATGCCGTGAGCATCAACGTAGTTAATGCCCTCTTGGTTAAACAAGGTAAACGAGCCGTCGTTACTGCTTAATCTCAATCCCTCTTGGCTCAGTTTGACGTTACCGCCTGTAATCGTCAAAGCTCCTGTCAAGTCGATGTTGGCTGCTGCAAAGTGTTTGCCTGTTATCGTGTTCGCCGCTATCTTGTCACCGATAACGCTTCCTGCCTGTATAGCATCAGAAGTTACGCTGTCAGCGGCAAGCTTCTCGGCAGTAATAGCTCCTGCTTCGATTTTAGCTGCCGTCACCGCTCCTGCGGCAATTTTAGTTGACGTGATAGCATTAGCCTGTATCTTGGCAGACGATACGGAGTTAGCCTTTAAGTGCTCCAGTGCGATACTTTCGGCAGCTATCATGCCGCCTACGATAACATTTTTGTCAAATACTGTATCGCCTGTGATATGCACTTTTTTGCCGTCTATTACAATACCTTCGATAGATACGTTAATAGCATTGATAACGCCGTCTTTTTTGACGCACAGAAGAATATCATCTTGCAGTTGGTTGATAGACGAGTAATTGCAGTCGGCAGGTTTTTTGTTCAGCTCCGTAACTACGCTCGTAATACTGTTAGCGTTCTGTACGATTGCCGAGCCTTGCTTATCAATCGTTGAGCCTTGCTTATCAACCTTTGTAACGATGCTGGTAATGTTGTCAGCGTTGGCTTGGATAGATGCCTTGTTTCCTTTTACATCCTCTACAATAGCGGTAATGCTCTTGGCGTTCTGCTCGATAGCAGAAGCGTTGCCTTTAACATCCATAGCGATTGTAGATATGCTGTTGGCGTTCTGTTGAATAGCCGTGCCGTGGGTTTTTAAAGTACCCTCAGCATCGTCTACACGCTTAACTACGCTTGTGATAGAGTCTGCGTTCTGCTGAATAGAAGAAGTGTTGGTACTGATTGTACCCTCGTTGACTGTTACTCTTTTGGCTAGTGCCGTAATATCAGCAGCAGTCTGCACAATAGCAGTACCCTGTGTGGTTACTGTACCCTCTATGCCCTCTACTTTCTCATTCAAGCCATTTACTTTGGTCATAACGCTTGAAATGCTGTTAGCGTTTTGGTGTATGCCGTTGGCATTAGCGTCAATCAGTTTGTTAGCCTCATTGATAGCCGTGGTGTTATCAGTAATCAGCTTTTTGAGTGCATCGTTGATGCTAGGCTGATTGTTAGCCTTGTCGATAGCGTCCTGCGTGAACTTGTCAAATTTTGTATAGTCAATGGTCGGTACTTGCCCTATATCAATGCCAGCTTTGCAGTCCGCTTCGCTCGTATCGCTCCATTCGCCGTCACCCAATGGGTCGACAAAGCAGTATTTGACTGTGATATGCCCGATGAAGAAGAAGTAGATATACTCGCTGTTGACGGTATAGAAATCATCCTCAACGGTTTCTTTGCTATCCTTAGTCTTGATATGAATCTTGTAGCCTGTTGCGCCCAGAGGTAAGCCTTGCATTTTGATGCGAACGCCGTCAATCGTGCTTGTCAACTGCGGGGCAGTCGGCTTCTGCGGCAATGCTTTACTGAACTCATGGACTGCGGGTTCGCTGTATTCGCCGAAGATGTTACGGATGTACAGATATGCCGTACCACTTCTGACGCCGGGATTGGCTCTGCTCCACGTTTCTCGTGTGCTGTCTAATCTCTTGTCATTCCAAACGCCGGGGTTCTGGTCTAAACGCAATTCAAAGAAATCTATGTATTCGTTAGGCTCAAACTGCCATTTCCATAACGGGCCTTTCTCGTCCCACGTCAGCACAAACTGCGTCGGCGGATTCGGGATATATTGACTACCTTGGATTTTGATGCTGGCTTGCGGAGCTGTGTCAAAGTCGGCTGTGTTGCCCTTGGTGTTTACCGCTACTACCTTGATATAGTACGTCAGGCCGGTTGTAGCGCCGCTATAAACAAACTGTGTGCCGCTACTCTCTCCTGCCTTCTCCCACGCCTTGTCTGTAGCCGTGCGAAACCATACCTCAGCTTTAGCATAGTTGGTTACAGTAGTCTTTACCCATGACACCTGTATAGAGTTGATGCGAACGCCGTCATTGATTGAATGTAGCTCTAATAACTGTACACTGCTGACGTGTCCGGGCTTTTCGCCTGTTTCGGATGTGCTGTCATCAATCTTTTTGTTCGTCAGCAAACCAGATTTAACGAGATAGTTTTTCAACGCAGCTACAAAAACCTTGCCGTCGCCGCTGACGTTGTTGGGGATATTGGTCAATATTTGTTTTATTTGCGCCTCGTCAAGCGCGTTGTTGTTTTCTTTATCAGCCATATCCTTCACCGCCTAAACTACGCTCTCGCACTGTATGCTGATTCTATAATATCCATTAAAGCAGTGTTCAGCCCTTGGTCTTGAGACACATTCAGTCGCTGCTGATTCATAAGCAGAATCACAGTCAAAGTTACAATGACGTTGTTTGTTACTGTGTCGTCGTAAGGCATTTCTTCGTTCTCTGCACCGGTAATATTTGGCGCTTTATAAAAATACTTCATGGTGTAATCTTTGACACTGGTATCGAGAAACTTAATTGTTTTACCAGTAATCTTGATGGGCAAAATGCCACACGTTTTAATATAATCATTTGGCAACGTATCGCCGTTTCTAATTACAACGTCCTTAACGGCGATAGGGTTGCCGGAACCAACAAAGTAAAGTCCGATGTAGTTTATGGCTTGATTGATGTAGCTGACAATTTCGTCATCATCGAAATCGCCAACGCCTTCTTTATCGTTAATGCGATTGCGAATATCTTGAATGATTGCGTTAACTAACATACTTCCTCCTTTACACCATAAACGGCATACGAATCTTCGCGTGAGAATAGCGACGCATCGGCACAATGCTCTGAACCGCTTCTTCGATACCGCTCAGCATTTCTTCGTTGCTGTTGCTCAAAGCTGCAAAAGCAAAATTGCGCACCAGCGATTCAAAAACAATCGGCAAGTCAATTTCGTCGTTGACGCTCTCTACTTCTTCAAGTCGCTTGCGATAATGCACAGTAAAATCTGGCACACCGCTGTAAATCTTGCTCCCGACAATTTTGTACTCGTCAAACTTCGGTGTTTCGGTGGATGGCACTACCGCAAGCGGTCTGCCGCACTGTAAGTCGTTCATGCCTACCAGTGTTACAAAATCATACGGCAGAGTTGCGCCCTTCTGCATCTGTTCTGAGGTAAGGTGATACTCTTTGACCTTTTCCAAAAAATCACTGTTACGCAAAGCATAAGATGCGTTTAAGTATTCAATAACATCATTTATAGCATTGATAATCTGATAATCACTATATTTAATCTCGTCAAAATCCATGGCTTTCAAACGGATTTTGCGGATTAGCTTGGAAACTTCGATTGCCATGTCGCTTCACCTCAAAAATATTTCTTGGGAATCAACGGAGCATACTCGCGATGCACCTCGAAAAACTTCTGCACGTACTTCGTATACTCGCCATTATCTCCGGCAGCCAAAGCTCTTTTAGCAGTAACAAGCCACGGGTCATAGTTCCACATTTCGGGCGGGATATAACCCATAACCCTGACCTCGAAGCCGTCCTTACCTACCGCTCTACCGCCGCCTTCGCGCTCAGTCATGCGAGCTACCTCAGCAGCTACGCTATGGTCAAATTTGTTGACAACGTGAATCTTCTTCTCGCCGTCGATATATACTTTTTGGTCTACTAACATTGTTTCGCCCTCCGTATTTTAGTTGGAGCTGGTGACAGGAATCGAACCCGTAACCTAGTGCTTACAAGGCACTTGCACTACCAGTTGTGCTACACCAGCATATTAAATAACCGCCCCGAAACCGAGGCGGTTAAAGTGGTCGAAATCGACCATGTTAAGCGGCTGAAATTAACTACGCGAAGCGGAATATACGCCCGTTGCCGCAGGTCTTGTAAATTCCACGACAACACTTTGATATATTGGAATAGTCAACGCTTTCTCTTTCCGCGGCTTCTCTACCAGAATTATATAGAACCTGCTCGCCGTTTGGGCGAACGCATAAAACTGCTTTGCGTTTTTTTGCGGCACGTTTTGCGATTATCAGCGGGTTCTTTCCGAGTGCCCTTGCTTCTTCGCGATGCCTAACGCCCACGTCGCGACTAGATTCCTCCGCTGTCAAGAAGCAGCAAGTTGCTGGTGAATATTCTTTATTTCCTATGACCAGTGTGTCTTTATCAAGCATGACCCTGCCGTTGGGACTCGCTGCCCACAATTCAAAATTCGGCAATTTCTTAATATCCTCTGCAAAAAGTGACAATCTGTGCCATCTTTCACAAACAGAACACCCCATATAAAACGGATTCTTTATATGGAATTGCACACTATATACTCGTTGTAACATTCTATGCCACAAATGATATATGCGAAATTTCAAATCTTCTTTCCCAGCAGTTCTCCAAGAACTAGCCCAACCGTAACAGTCGTTAATGCCTACCCCATATACTAAAGCTTGCATATTCCCTCCTAAACCAAACTCATCCCCCGATATAGAGGATGAGTTTATATTCATCTGTTATCAGCGTTTAATACCAATAATAGCTGCGCTTGCCTTGGGTGCGGAGCATTTTAAGCCTAACCATGTTTCAAGCATACGCTCATCGTAGGAGCCTTTCTTCGGGATGGGTACATCACGAGTATGCAGGAAATATTTAATACCCCAATAGCCCATATCCATGCAGTAGATGCGGCTATCCGGCAGCATACGATGCGCTTCTGCGGTCAGTACGCCGTAGTCGGTTTGGATAACGTCGGCAACAAGATTCAGTTTGTTCTTCTTCGCCATGTCGCGGTAAGAAGTAGCCTGTGCGATTACCAACTGGCTGAAAGCGCGTTTCTTGGCGGGGGACATGAACGCATGGGTAGGATTGCCGCCGCGGTTGTATGCCATTTCCATTACCGCGTTGAGGTCATCCAGAGTGTAGTCGACAGTACCGCCTAAATCCAGTACGTTGTTTTTGATGATTTTAGCGGAAGTGCCAGCAGCACTCGGTTTGACCTGTTCAGCGGCAATGTTCTCAACAGCACCCTTTTGGGTGTTGAAGATAGTGAATTTGGTTTTCGGAGTAGCAGCATCGGTGCGGATGTAATAAATGGTCTTTGCGGACAAACCAGTCGGCATGGCTTTGGCGGTGAAATACACAAAGTCACCAGTTTCCAAACCATGCGGTTTGGTGGTAGTGATAGAGCCGTCGGTGGTGCCGACAGTTACATCCAACTCTTGAGTAGCCATAAAGAACGGAACGCCGCCAGTTTTAGCCGGAGTAGTCTTGTTCTGTTCTGCGTTGGTGGTCTCGTTGTTTACGAGAGCATACTCAATGTCGGCAGCATGTTTGCGAGAGCACTGTTCCAGCAAGCGAGCCAACTCATCTTCGGGGCGGTAAACTTTGGCAACCTTGCGCTGTGCCTCAGTTACATAGTAGCTGTTTACAAAGCGTTGGCAGTTGTTTTCCAAGCCTTCCAGATGGCCGATTTCCTTGGAGGAATAGTCCTCTTTTTCCAAGTGAGCATTCTCGCCGGGCGGTTGCAAACCTTCGGTCAACCAGCTAAATTTCAGAGTGGTTGCATCTTCCTCGGAACCGAAGCGGTTGAGGAACAGAGTGACCTCGGGGTCGATGTTGGTAATTACGTTGCTCATGTCCTCGGCGTGGCCAATCGCATCAGAGGTATGGGATTGGGAAGTGCTGTAGGAAAGGGAACGTGTTACGTCATTAATTGCCATTAAACTTTCACCTCATTAAAAAATTTTATTTAACAAAACCGCATAGCCTCGGGGGTAGCTTATTGGTTCCTGTTACGAATAAATTCAGCCAGCCATGCGCGGCGGCCTCTTACATCAGATTTTGCCAGAGCACCGTAGTCTGGCACATATACGCTGTTAACATCTCTGCCGTCGCCAGCGCGTTCAACGGTTGGCGGACGATTGACGGCTCTCGGAGTTGTGCCTAAGCCGTTCTTCTGCATATAGAATAACTTGCGTGTATCCTCATAATAGTTACGGAGAATTTCGGTCTGCGCCTCGTTGATTGTGCCGTTCTGCAATGCTTGTAATACAGGGACAACAACTTGCGCCTGTTTATAGGTCAAATCATTCACACGAGTCAGCAGCATACGGTCAATAGCGTCAAAGTTCGGTTCCTTAGCGCGCTGCTCTTCTGTAAACTGGTTGATGCCAGCGTAAACAGCTTCCTGTCTCTGACGCTGCGCCTGTTCGTCTGCATAGCGGTTCTGCATCTTAGCCATAAGGTCTTGACGATGCCATTCTTTAGCCAGCTTGTAGTTGATGAGCTTCGGGTCGTCATCATCCATGAGGTCAAGGTTCTCAACATCCTCTTCGCTCAGACCAGCGTCCTGTTGAGCGCGTGCATCAGCCTCTTTGTCGAGACCTGTCAAGAACTCTCTCATCTGCTCTTGGCGAGTTTCCGGATTCATCTGTGCTTCAATCTCAGCACGACGCGCCGCTTCCTGTTGAGCGATAGCTCTCTGCTGCGCGTTGTGGGCTTGAACAGCTTGACCGATTTTCCAATCAGCATATTGGCGTTGGTATTCCTGCGGAACACGTTTCTCGTCAACATAGCCTGTCGCGATTGCGTCGGAAAACTCATCAAGAGTATAAGCAGGAAGCTGCTGGTTGAACTGCTGGCCAATCTGCTGCGGAGCATCTGTCAGCTTCGGCTGGTTGGCATCAGCACCAAACATGTTAGGTTCTTGGGGAGTTCCCTCGTTTTTGGGCGGTTCAGTCAACGGACTGGGCTTCAAATGTGTTTTTCCGTCCTCTCCCTTGACCAAAACATAGCCTTGAGTGCCTTCTGAGTTCTTTGCAGCGGCGATAATTTGCTGATTGCCGCTCTCGTGCGTTTGCAGCCCTTCTGAGCGGTTTTCAGTGTTTACGCTAGTGTTTGTATTCACAGGTGCATTTGAAGCGCTCTGAGAGGATTCTACACTGTCAACATTTGGTTGACTTGTAGAAATTGTGTTTGTTTGTGGTGTAGAAGCAGAAAAACCGCTTCCAGCACCGCCAAATTCGTCAGCCATTGGTTTTACCTCCTAAAAAATTAGCCTTGGGCCTGTAATTGAACCAAGGCTTTCTCTTTCTGCTTGCCAGTGGCCGCTGCGTGTTGCAACATTTCAACCAAGCGACAGACTGCTCTGTAGTCGCTTCGATGTCTTTCAATGTCTCCGTAGCTTAACGCCGCTTCAAGCATTTTTTCATCCGCTTCTTTTTTTAAGCGGAACGCATATTTATACACCGCCTCAGCATCTTCTCCGTCGACAATGAAGTCACGGAGAAGGTCGATGCGAGATTCGGCAGCTTTAATAACTTTAGAGTTATTGCGCTTAATCATTATTGAGTACCTCATGTTCTGCGATTGCCCGCTCGGTTGTACTAATGCCAAGTTTATCTTTAAGATACTGGCGCTGCACATCAGGCGGCAAATCTGTAAGATTGATATTGAGACGCGGAATGGAGTATTTCGCGATAGACAGTTGCAAGCTGTTCTGCAATGCTTCGGCTTGAGCCTGTGCCTGTGCTTGTGCTTGGGCCTGTGCCTGTGCCTGTGCTTCTTCGCTCTCGGGGTCGAGCAGATATTGAGAAACATCTCGTAAGCCCAACGCTTCCAGAAGTTTGCACACAAGGTTGTACCAGCTCTTCGCGTTTGCAATACCGAAGTTTGCGAGCTGCGGATAAATCTGGTTGAGTACCAGCATCAGATATTGAATCTGTGCCTCTCTTGTGCCAGCGCCTTGTCCGACGTTGACAATCAAATCATAATCTACGTCCAAATCCTCTTTCTTAATAGAAAGCGTCTTGTTGGTCAGTCGAATCATCTGCTCATCTTCCAGATATTTTTGGTTTAGCAGGATGATGAACTTGTAAATCGGAATAAAGAATTTCTCCGCAATACTTCGCGCCACCATTTTGTTGCGCTTCTCAGCCATGCCAAGGATGGCGGTAATGCCAGTTGCAGTATTGTTCAAAGAATTACTATCAAGGCCTTGGTTATATCTGGTGCTGCCGCTCTGACTTTCAACCTCGGTCTGAGCGTAGTTGATTACGTCCATAGAGACGCTAGACAACGGCAGCGATGGCGGGATGAATACAGCTTCTGTTGGAGCGTTCCGCGTCGGGATGATTTCCTCACCGCTGAACAGTGCGTCAATGTCTACCTTGCGTTCATCGACAAAAACGCGCGGGGCATTGTTCTTCGCCACGTTGGTGATAATCTGACGCATAACAGCGGTCTTTAAGTCCTGCTGTTGTTCCAGCATATCAGTGAAAGAATCGCGGTTAAACACAGCGTTCGGGTCGTAGACCGCGCTGCAAACAAAGAACGGCGGGAATCCATAGTCATTCTCTACAATACGGATTGGCTGGTCGCCTACAGCATGAACGATGATGTTCTCGTAGATGCCGTCATTGTTCCAGTCCACTTGCATGTAAGCCTCGTAAAGCTCAACCTCTTTGGATGCCAAGTCGTTGTCTGTCGGACGTTTAGCCCTGTCAGCTCTGTCTCTGTCATTAACATAATCCAGAGTAGTAGGCTCGGTATTACCCGAGGTGTATTCCTTTAGCGCCTTGTCGATATTCTGATAAATACCGTCTTTTTCACGCTGCTTCAAGTAGCTGCCACGCACAACCTTACGATGCGCAACAAACTTGCAATCCTGCAAATCTGGAGCATCCGGAGTGTAGCGCAGCTCTGATGTGGGTACATACTCTACAACAGGATGATTGCTCTTGACTTTCACAAGGTCATAAGTGACTTTGGTGAGGTCTGGCGCGCCTTCAATATCCTCGAACTTCATGTTCTCGATATTGCCGCCGCCAACGCCTTCCATTAGGCCCAGAATCTGCGTCATGTCGTTCAAATCAAGCATGAACTGCATCTGCTTGCGCTCTTCTTCGCGTTTCCACCACACCTTCGCAATACAGAAGTTCTGGCTTAAAGCAAAGTTCAACTCAGTCTGGCAGAAATGATACCAGTCATTCTTTTTCTCAAGCTGATAACGCACAAGCTCCTGCACCTTGGAAGCAACCTCGTCATCATCGACATTCACACCCTTGACGGAAAGCGGCGCGTCTGTGCCGCAGAACGCTTCCATAAGGCCTGTCAGAATCCATTGACAAGAAGTCTTTACGTCCTTGGAAACCCAGTTGCTGGTCTCCGAAAGTCTTGGAAAACGCTTCTTGTAGTATTCCTCGTCGGCTTCATAAATGTCTCTGCGATGCAAAATTTTCGGTTCGATAATCTGCTTGTACTGCGAATCCGCAATATCACGGCAGCTCTCGAACGCTCGCATGATTTTGTCTTTCTGCGATTTTGTCAAAGTATCGAGCGACAGCGCCTTGTCTTTGGCCTCGCTCTGCGCTTTGAGCATTTCCAGCGGGGATGGCGGTTGCTCTACTCCCGGCTGGATTACGCCAGTCTGCTGCTGCTCTGGCAATGCGCCACCCGTCATCATGTCGACCGCCCCTTGATTCAATCCAAACTGAGGGTTGGTCGCCTGCCATGCGCTTCGGTGGACTTCGCTGTTTGCAGCAGCAGCCAGTTTATCGTTTAAGTCTGGCATGAATTATCACCGCCTTAACCAAAGAACTCTGTCAGCACGCAGTCGCCGCCGATAACATAAAAGTTTTGACGTGCGGTCGGCAGCACTGGCAAAGTATAGGTTGTGCCAGCCTTAATCAGCAAACCTTTGCCAGCTTTGACGCTCTTGTCACCAAGATAAACATCAGTCTCGCCAGCGGTAATTGCCAAGCCGATGCGACCGCCGCGCATGTTGGTGAAAACCTCGGTGCTTGCAGCAGGAGTTGCACTGCTGGCGCTCAGCTTAGTTGTCATAATTTCCTTTACTGGACATAAAAGCATATGTTATTCCTCCGTTATTCATACTTCATGCGCTCGCGCATCATGTTGTAGAGCCATTCCTCGCGTTTGCGGCGGTCATAGTAGTCGTCTGTATAATCTTGGCTCTGATAGTCAAACGGTACACGGGCTGCTCTGTCGCTCAGCCTCGTAGCAGGAATACCCATACGTCTTGCATAACCCGTAGGCTGCGGATAGCCTTGCCCGTCACGGACAACCTCGGGGTGGTAATAAGGCCCGCCAAGGCTCTCAGCATACACAGGCATCCCTCTGTTAGCATATTGGCTGTCGTCAGCGTAATAGCGGGAGTACGTCGGGTCTTGCGGTACATACTTATCATAATTGAATCGCTCTCCCAATCTTGGAATATCCTTATATTGCGGAGCTGCTCCATACGCTGCATAAGAAGCATATTCCTCGGGCGCAAGTTCTACACCAAAGGCTTCCCCAAATTCACCGTTCGCTTGCTTTTTTTCTTTAGCCATTCGTTCTTTCCTCACAATCTGCCGTATTTTCTTACCTGTCCCAGCTTCTTTGCCCGCTGGTACAGGTTTTTTCTTGCGAAAGATACAGGATAAGCAAAGGTCAGACACAATGCGTCAGCCATATCTGGCGAACGTCCCGTCTTATCTTTGATGCTCTCCTTGCTTTCAAGTTTGATTCTGTTCATGCCGTCAAAGGTATACTCGGGCATCGACAGCTCGGTGCGCAGGTTCGGGTCATACGGCAATGAACCGCCCTGTTCAAGCCACTGTCGGCAGCCGTCCCACATTTCGGCACGTTTATTCATATAGCGTGTGTCCTCGATAGCTTTGCCGCCAAAGGGAACTTCTACAACTTCCTTGTAGCCAATCTGACGCAAGCGGTCGATAACGCCCTCACCACGGCCAGCATCAATAAACACCGTGTCCGGCCCCCAATCGTCAATTTCTCTGGCGACAATTCCGGCAAAGGTCATGTTGTCGACTTCTTTGCAGACAATCGGTTCAAAAGTCATCAGACCTTGGCGCTTGAAGATTACGCAGCTATCGTCACCAAAACGTGCAACATCGACACCCATAACCTTAGGCATACCCTTGTAATCTTCTTCCTGCAGGTCTCTTTCCATGGCCGCATTGATAGAATCCAACGATATAAGGCGGTTATAAGCGTTCGCAGCAAAGTCGCAGTACAGCTCCTGCCGTATCTCCGTCTTTGTCATTTCACGCTTCATATCCTCAAGTTCTTCCGGAGGAATAATACCTGTTTCATCTACCGTGTACAGACAAGAGAACCAGTTATTGTTCTTCTGTGCCTGTAAGTAAATGTCGTAGAACTGATTTTGCCCTTTGGGAGTACCAATAAAAACAGCCCAGCCGTGTCGGTCTGATAAGGCTGGTCGGATGACCTCGCCCCACAGCTCTTTACGTATCTGGGCATATTCGTCTATTACTACACCGTCCCAGTACGTACCACGAAGGCCGTCTGGTCGGTCAGCACCAATGATATAAATTCTCGCTCCACGGGCATCCTTATGATAGCTCGGGAACTCTACATACAGCTCGCTCTCGTTGACTTTTCTGTCGGGAATCCCCGCAGTGTACCGCTTCAAGTAGTCCCATGCAATCATCTTCGCCTGTTTTAAGAACGGAGCAAGATATGCGTAGTTCGGTGAAGGGTACTTCGTCATCGTAAGAGCCTTCTTGATGAGGTGGTTGACACTGCCCACGCTCTTTCCGAAACGGCGGTGCGCTACAATTACCGCAAACCTGTACTGTTCAAGATTAGGATGCAGAACATCCCTCCAGAACGGTCTGGGAGTGTACGGAATTGTAATGACCTTGGCATCAGCAGCAACCGTCATCAGAGGTGCTTTCTACCGTTTCGGGTGCCGGGGGCAATACCCCCTCTTTCTCCACAGGTGACGCTTTAGTGTCAATCACATCACCAGCGTTCTCAGCCCAGCCAAATACCAGAGGCTGACCATCACCGCTCGTAAGCTGACGTGTGCTCTTTTCCTCCCACCCAGCGTTGTTCTTCAAAGCAAACATAATGCCAGTAGGAGCCTTGGAGTACACCAGCTTGCCCTCAAGATAGTCCTCAAGCCTCAGCTTTGCATCAGCCAAGATGGTGTTGTAGGCTTCATCCCTCTTGTTCACATAGTCCAGCATCTGACCACGGCTCTGGAATCCCAAATATCTGGCAAGACCACTGTATGTGGGCGGCTTTCGCTCTTTAATCTTCATTTCCCCAGTCCTCGGGTCAATCACTTCCGGCAAGCAGTAGTCAAAATACTCTCTGACTTTGTTTGCCATGCTCTGAGGCGTGGGGTACATCGTTACAATGCTGCCACCAGCACCAAACAAATCACTCATAACCAATTCCTCCTTGTTGTTGTCGTTGTTGTTGTTGTATTTTAAAAGCCTCGTACACACTATACGGAGGCTGATACAGTGCTAATCGTACAAGGCTCTTAAAAGCATTAAAAAAGCACTGCAATTTCTTACAGTGCTAATAATAAACAGTGCTATGTAGGTACTGTGTAAGTCTAGGTACTTATTGTTTTACCCCTGCCCCTATACCCTACCCTTGTTTTGTAGAGAATTGTTAGAAATGAAACTGATAGTGACGTAAGGTGTTAGTGTTAAACTCTTGTGTCTAAGTGTTTAATAACTAGACTTTAGTTTTAACCTGACTAGATATGGGGTATTGGATAAAGGGCATCCGAGAATAGGTACTTAGTACTAGGAGGGTAGGGGGGCTGGTAGGGGCTGTTTTTTTACGTCCGATAATATATCTTATGTTAAATTCTACCATTCTACCTCATTCTACCATTACACTTTTACCTCTTTTCTACCATTATAACCTATATGGTTACACTCTAACTATGGGTATGATAACCATACTCTACATTCTTTAACTATGCGGAACTATACATTATAGGTATATGGTACGGTAGCTGATGTATATTCAGCTACCGTACCGCTATGCTACCTTCTTCATTATATGTAAAACAGTTATCCTGCTTCACCTTCTTCATTATACCACGGTTCTTTACCTTCTTATTTCGGTAATAAGCAAAAATTTTTCCGTATTTGGCTGGATAGGTGAAAAAATACAGAAGTCGGAATATTCGGTATAATATAGACAAGGAAACGCCCCGAATCCTAGAAAGGGCAAATCCCCGGTTCCCCGAATCCTAGAAAGGGAATCAATAGCGACTAGTAATGGGAGTCGTTAGTACCGTGTCCGAATGTAGGGAAACTACAGAGTCGGGTAGCGAGGGAAAACGCAGGCCAACCGCTAGTTTTTGAACCTTGATAACTTCATAGCAAGGTCTTATCTTGACCTGAAACAAGATACTGCTTTTAGCAAAAACATTTGTTATGAGCCGACCGCCATCCGCACGCCTTAGCCAGCCTTGCAAATGGGTGCATGAGTACTAGGGACGGGACAGAAGCGAGTACCTGCCGTAATGACGGCACGACGGATAGTATTTCGGATAATGGTAGCAATATCATTTCCGCCTAGCAGGGAAAGTCAAGTAGTTGAAATTTTCGCACACGAGAAGGGACGGGTATCGGAAATCAATAAATATTTTTGCCGTGATAAAGTCAGAAGCATAAGCATAAAGCATTTTCCACCACCTTTTTTGGCGGGTGGGAATATAAAGTAACGTCGCCCGTGGTAAATCGGGTACGTGGAAATTTAAGAAGAGTACTGCACCCGTGTAAATCGGGTGAGGCGCGAAAATATATTCCCCCAGCTTTAAGCACCCGACTTAATTATTTAAAAGTAGGTGTAAAAAATATGGGAAAAATGAACTTCTACTACGTTGAACGTTTCAATATAGTAGATAGAAAAGTTAACGGCTTTTTTGTAACAAAAGCCGTTAATCTGGACGAGCTACTTTTCAAATTGGATAATGACGATGATTTTGCGGGGGATACTCCATATTTACCGCAAGTCTATGGAATTACTGAGGAACAATATAACTCGTTCCCGTATATGGCACCCACGCACGAACAAGCGTTGGTGACCTATGAATAAATAATTGAAAGGGTGAATATTATGAGTAAACGGAATACTGCTATGGCGTCTAAAAAATGGACGCCTGCAAGAGAGTATGCATGGCGTTGTGAGCAGGCAAGCTTGCAAGAGGGTACAACAAAACGCCTTGACAGCAAGCAAGGCTATTACCGTCACAATGCCGAACGGGAACGCAAGGAACCCGTGTATGACGAATACACAGAAAGCGTTTTTGAGAAGTGCCGTACAAGCGGCAAGAAGTATATTATTCATACTTCTTATTCTACCCGTTTTTCCCCGTCGGAAAAAACGGGAACTGTGTCGGATAGAGAGTTCTTTAAAGCTCTCTATGCATGAAATATTGTCGGGTGCTTAAAGCTGGGCAACCAGTCACATTATGAAAAAGGTAGGTAAATTTTATGGTAAAAAAGAAAAGGCTTAAACTTAAAAACGGGCTTGTGTTAGAAACTCGCCTCAATCACGGCGGCGTGACACGTGCTTACTTTCTCAAAGGTAAGCAACTTTGCAAGTTTGAGCAAATCAGTGTAGTGAAGCTGGCTGAAAAGCTTCACTTACCGCTTGAAAAGTTTGCGATTCACGTCGGGTTCGATTTGTCAAACCCGTACACGCTGGCCAAGCTCGGGCTGAATTAAGCGCTTACGCAGGACGCCACCCGTTGACGTCTTGCCATGGTAGCTTAATGTTACCTAAAAAAACATGAAAAAGGTGGAATGAATTATGAAAAAAGTCGGTGGCATTACAAGGGCACGGGAAGATAATTTTCACGCACGTGTACAAGCGATACGGGACCGCAACGCAAGGCAGGACAAAGACTGCTTAGAAGTGTTGACGCTTCTCGCACTTCTCGCCGCACTGTTCATAGTTACATTTTGATGCTATGGCAAGCACACGACTTGAAAAATTCGTGTGCTTGTAGAGTGCATCAAAATACACTCTGTTGCTGTAAATGGCGGTATACGGCAACATTACCGACCGCTAACCGACTTATGAAAAGGTGGAATAAAAAATGTTGAAAAATTATGCTGAATGTGCAAACTGCGGAGAAAAATTTGAAGTTAGCGAACTGCTTCCCGGTGTTGACAGCAGACTCTATTGTGAGTCCTGCCATGCTGAATTGTTCGCAACCTGCGAGCGTTGCGGTGAAATCTGCTACCGTGACGACCTCGCCAGCGTCTACGCTGGCCACGCAGGTTGGGAAGAATGGTGCCCGAACTGCGTCGATGACTTCGCGTTCGAGTGCGAGGACTGCGGTGATTTGACATCCAATGATTGCCGCAACGACATCGACGGCGAGGACATCTGTGACGACTGCGTTAACCGTAGCAGCCGTTATGAGGAATGTGTCTGCTGTGGCGAAATCCACATCGTGGACAACATGAGTCATAGCGACCGTCAAGGCGGCTACGCTTGCGACGATTGCTATGATGACCGCACCGTCATCAACAGCTATCACAGCGGCCCTAGACCGTTGCTGTGGTTGTCCGAGAACCCCGAGGACCGCTACAACCGCAAATACAAGCTGTTTGTGGGCATTGAGTTGGAAATCGACAAAGGCGGCGAGCGTGATGACCATGCCGAAGATATTGTCGACGCTGGCGGACACACGCCAAACGATGACATTACCTGCGAGTCTGATGGTTCATTGGATGACGGCTTCGAGATTATCTCGACTACCGCTACTACCGATTACCATATTCACGGCTACGGTTGGGACGATATGATGGAAAAAGCCATCGACCTCGGCTACACCAGTCACAACGCAGGCACTTGCGGCTTGCACGTTCACATGGACCGTGAGTATTTTACAGACATGCAACAAGCCGACCCGGAGACAATTCTGACGGTAATCGTCGCTAACAACGACGATTGGTTGAAGCGTTTCAGTCGCCGCACCTACTTCGGTTATTGCCAGTTCCTGCCGGAACGCTACAAGTTCCGCGCCGAGGACTTCAAGTCCAAGGATAAGTACGGCAACGAGCTTGACCGTGGCGACATATTGTACCGTCTGAGCAACGCTCAGCGTCAACTGAGCGGGCACGGTTCCTGCATGAACTTCGACGGCTACCGCACGTTGGAAATCCGTTTCAACCGCGGCACTTTGAATTTTGCAACATTCGTTGCGACCATGCAGTTCGTACAAATGCTGGCAGACATTACAAAATCCTGCCACCATGTCGAACAAGCTTGCGATGTCAGCCTCCGTAGTTTCAAAGCGTTGGCACGTCGTCGCGGCTACAAGGAGTTCTTGGACTACTTGAAACGCCGCAACATTCAGTAATTTAGGCGCTTACGCATGGCATCAACGCTTGTTGGTGTCATGCCATGGTTGCCTAACAGCAATCTAAATTTATGAAAAAGGTGGTATAAATTTATGTGTATTATTGCTTACTTCCCGAAAAAGTCCAATGTCAAGGAGGAAACTATCCGCACAATGTTTGAGAACAACCCGGACGGCGCTGGAATAATGTGGAAGGAGAGTTACGACTCCCCAGTCCGCATTAACAAGGGTTTCTTTAAGGTCGAGGACCTTATTGAAGCCTTTAATAAAATCCCAGCCTCTTGCGAGCGTGCTATTCATTGCCGTATCGCTACCGCTGGCAAGATTTCGACAGCTTGCTGTCACCCGTTCCCGATTCGCCCGAAGGTCGACGCCATGAAGGCGGCGGAAGATAGCGCAGATATGGCGTTGATGCATAACGGTGTGATTAGCTATGCTAATCCAACCCAAGGTATCAAGGCTAACTACTCTGACAGCATGAACTTTGCTGCGAAATTCTTGTTCCCACTCCGTCGTCAGCTCGACAAGGAGTGCGTACAGACTCTGATTGAAGAGTCAACTTCTTCTCGCCTGTTAATCATGCGAGAGGGGGCGGAAACCCTTATGTTGGGTGACTGGAAGTATGACGGTGGGGTATACTACTCCAACACGACATACAAGCCGTATGTTGCACCGAAATTCGCCAGCTACGATTGGTATAAAGCGTACTACGGGCAAGATGATTGCCGTGCGTATGTTGACGACTTCGGCTACGAAGAGGGTGATTCTTTGACAACGGAATACGTTATCTTGGATATTGCGGATGCGTCTTTCAACGATGCAAAGAAGAAGGTGTCCGACGCATTGGACGCTTATCCCGATATTGAATACGATATTTACCGTTCCGGTCTTGCTGGCGAATTGGAGGTCCAAGCGATAGGATTACCCGCTAACCTCAAAAAGATTGCCGACTTCGAGGTAATCGAACGCGGCATGTATTAAGTCACAGCCATAGTGTGTCAGCCTCTCGCTGGCACACTATCACGGTGATTTAATTCGTTAAGTCACGAAAATATTAAAAAGGTGGAATGTGGTTATGTTTAGCGAAGTTACTGTTGATGTTGACGGGCAGGAAATTACATTGAATCTTTGTGCAACTACGCAAGGTACGTTTGTAAGCTTCCGTAATTGCTACACGCAATGTTATGTGGGATACGACTTCGACGAAATGATTGAGGCGTATATCCAGCATCTGCGAAACATCGCAGAGGGTTTAAGGCATCATTAAGTCACAGCTATAACACGTCACATTATTGGCGTGTTATCACGGTGGTTTAATACCCCGACATTTTATAAAAAGGTGGAATGAATTTATGAGAAAGTACAAAATGTACATCTTCTTTGAAGATGTGGAGCTTGACGCCATGGTTCACGCATTGGGTGACGTGCAACGAGTGTTGCTGTCTTGCCCGCACAGTTCCATTGAGAGCATCCGTCAGCCGGAAACAAATTTGTGGCGATTGATTGTCACCACAGCCCCCGCCACGATGAACGATGCTTGTAGCACGATGCATAGCAATCTCAACATCGAAAACTACTTGGTGGCGCACGCTTGAGTTGAGTGCAAACCCAGCGCATCAACGGAATGTTGGTGCGCTGGAGGGGTTACTCAACCCGTATGAAAACGAAAGGTGGAATGTTTAATGGAAATTAAGATTGTTAACTTGTGTGACCACGAGATTAACGTAAAGGATTCTAACGGAAAGTTTTGGAAGTTAGAGCCATGCGAAGGCGAACCAGCAAGGGTTAGCGGCACGTTTGCCCCAGCATTTTATTTAGGGACGATAGGCGTGAGCCGTAAAGTCAGCACAACAAACATCAACCTGCCTCCAACAACAGAGGGAGTGATGTTCGTTGTATCTCGTGCAGTTGCCGAGGCTAATCGAGGCCGCAAAGACCTTATGTTTCCCGGCCCGCAATACTTTACCGATGACGGCGTAAAGTATTGCGTCGGTCTTGAAATCTGCTGATTCAGTCTATTCACAGGGTGTCAGCTTGCGCTGGCATCTTGTGGGAGTGGCTGAACCACTCGTTATATTAGAAAGGTGGAATGAATTTATGAAAATACTTATCAATAGTTGGTTGCCACTTACGGTAGATGTTGGCTCGAACTACACCGAGCTGAAGATTTATGAGGACGAAGAAGATTCCTTGTCAAAACTGCGCGATGCCATTGAGTTTCATTACTTCAAGCAGGAGTTTAAGGACTTCTTGATGGTCGAGCACGAATCGGCTTGTATATCAGAGGCTTCCAAAGATAGCACTATGAAAAAGTTTTGGGAGTTGTACCAAACTATCCGAAACTCTTACCTGTCTGAATTTGAAGCGTTCGAGGAAACCTACGAGCGAGCCAAGAAAGAACTCTGTTTCTATTGGCAATGTTCCAGATGCGGTTGTGATGTATTTGGGGAGTTCCCCGAAGTAGATGCTGACGGCAATGTATATTGTGATTGCTGTGATGAAAACTACATGGGTTATTGTGATTACTGCGACTGCAAATACGATTACGAGCACAAACTCTATCGTGTTGACAACGACAAATATATTTGCGAGGACTGCTTGCCAGACAAGTTGAAAGACGGTTCGTTGAAGCTGGACATCAACGCTACTATCACTACACGTTAAGCGCAAACCTAGCACACCAGCAGATGCTGGTGTGCTAGAGGGGTTGCGCTTAACCCGAAGATTATTATGAAAGGTGGAATAAAAATTGGGAGGTTTTCGTGATTTATCCGGCAAAACTTTCGGTCGCTTAACCGTATTATCTTGCGCCGGAAGGGCCAAAGACCACCACGTTCTTTGGAAATGCTTGTGCAGATGTGGCAATACAACTATTGTGCCATCAAATTCTTTGTTACTAGGTAGAACTACCTCATGCGGCTGCTATTCGATTGAATTGATTAGAAGTCGTGGGTTGAACAGCGCCACACATCATCTAAGGCATACCAGATTATATACAATTTGGGCTAACATGAAGCAGCGTTGTACAAATCCAAATTATCCTCAATTTAAAGACTATGGCGGTCGAGGTATTTCTGTATGTTCCGAATGGGCTAACTCGTTCAAAAGTTTTTATACTTGGGCTATGGAAAATGGTTATCAGAAGCATTTAACCATAGACAGAATCGACAACAACGGCATCTATGAACCATCTAATTGCAGATGGGTAACAATGTTGGTGCAAAGCCACAACAAAAGGAATAGTAAGAAAAGGATGTGATTACCATAGGAAACCGCGCTGTAATTTTAAGCAAGAACGACATGCTTGCAAACGGCAAGATTAACCCGAATCAGATTGGAGTGTATCTGCACTGGAACGGAGGCCGTGATAGTGTAAGTGCATTTTTAAAGTATTGCAAGTTGAAGTGCTACCGTTCTCCTAGTACCGATTGCTACGGCTGGGCTTGCCTGTGCAATGTCATTAGCAACTTCTTTGGCGATGGAATGTCTTTAGGTATCGATATTGCCAGTCGCCTTGACTGCGACAACTACGACAACGGTGTGTATATCATCGACCATTGGGAGATTGTCGGGCGTTTGTATAACCACGGCGCCGAGCAAGCAAACTACGACATTGATTCTTTTGTACTTAGGATTAACGAAAAAATGCCAGAGCAAATCAAAATAGACGCCTGTGTTCTTCGAGAACTTCTGAAAGCAAAGGAAATTCCTTACCAAGAGCTGACAGTAGGCGATGTTATTTGGGCACAATGCACCGATTACATTCAATGCTCTACGCGCTGGGAGAAGTTGATTGTCACTAAGGTGCAAGAACATAGCGGCTTGGTTGCTTGCAAGCGTTCCAACGGTGAGAGCGCTAATTATTATAAGCCAGCTTTGGTTTTTAAGCCCAGCCCCGAGAACTAACTTAGTCTATTAGCATCCCACAAGCTTAGGCTTGTGGGATGCGCTTAAATATTTAAAAGAAAGGCGATGTAATATGAAAAATTATGTAATTCTTCTTAGCCCGGAAATCGACGGCAACACTCTGTACTCGGTTGCAACCGCTGAGGTTTGCGACGGCGACACTTTAAAGCTGGAGAGATGCTACGCTTTGCTTGATTGTGACCTGATTGACATTCACGTCATCAGCGAATTGGAAGATGAACTCTTGCTGATATTCGACGACGAATTTCTGTTGAAGCATCCTCCCGTGCCAAATGTTTTGGCGAGCCAGCTTGACCAACAAGTTATCTGTGGTAGCGCATTGCTGTGCCGTTCTGGTGCCGATGGCTCGTGCCTTCCATTTAGTGCGGCGGAAGCAAATTTAATCGTCACCTTATTGAAAAGGTTTCAACGCTGTACCTCCGCAACACTGAGCAGGGAGGATGAATAAACTCTACCGAGCGCCATGATGCCTGTGCGATAATTCAAAAGCCCCTAGCCTATATGGTTAGGGGCTTTTTTTGTTTTTCAAGGTATTACTTTATTCATCTTTCACAATTAAGTAGTTGATTTTTCTATCGTATTATGGTATTATAATTGTAGCGAAATAAGATTTCGTATTACCATAAATCACAAGGAGGCATATATCATGGAACAAAACATCAAAGAATCTCGCAGCTTTAAAGAGGGTGCAGGACGCAGAAAAGAACTTCCCGAAGGAGCAAAGGTTACCTCCTTCAAGCTGACAGACACCGAGCGCATTGCAGTAAAGAAGTTTATCGCCGACCTGCGTGGAAGCAAAGAAAGCAAGGCTAAGATGCTTGAAGCTAAGAGAGAACAGCAGGCTAATGCAATCATCAAAGCGACAGCAAAGCCTTTTGCGGAGGCGTTGTGTGAAATCATCAATCTGTACGGCGGACGCGGTAAAGGTTTTAGAATGGCTGAAAGCGTAGCTACAGCTATCAGCGTCATCGCTTTTAAGGATGCCGTGCAGAAATGGGAGTGTGAGAACCCGCGTAAAGAAATTTAATAAGCAAAAAACCCACGGCTTTCGCCGTGGGTTTTTTGTGAAAAAAGGTGGTAAACGAACCTAACATATTAAGGTGGAATGTTAGTTGGAAAAACGAAATAGCGCTTACCGCAAATTATTATATCACGGCTGGCACAAAAGTGCCAGCCTTTTTTTGTTATTCAAATACTTTTATTACCCCTAGTTGTATCGCGCATTTCAATGCGTAGTCTACACCTATATCACGGAGCTTGTAGTATTTCCCATAGCTTAGTCCAAGGTCTATGCAACTCGTTGCCATAGGCTCGTTCTTAAAAAACCTGCGTCGAAGAACCTCGCTTACCAACTCTTCGTCATCAAAGTACATAAAGGTTTGCTCAACTATGGTTAGCCATTTTTCGGGGTTGGTTATCACTTCTTCGTTGAGCCTGTCGGCATTGATGATAACCTTCCCTAGCGGTTGATAATGTTTCATTGCTATTGTAGCAGTCGGGTCTGATATGAAGGCGTGATTACTACTACCGCCTCCTGTTCTACCACCGCCTTGATAGTAGCCCTGTTCAGCCCTTGTTATATCAACAGATTTCTTGATTCTGTGATAGTAGTAAAACATTTTTTCAACCAAAGCGAAACCTTTTTGCGGGTTCCTTCCCGCCCTCCAGTTACGTCTGCGCCTTCCGTTGGCGCTAGGAGTTTCTAAGGTCATAGTTAAGCTCCCCCCAATTTTCCGGTTTCCCGACCAACACATCAACGCTTTGCTGGTCGTTGCTCTTTACATATCGTTTTGCAACAAGAGCACTAACTATTTGCTTGCAGTTCTTGTAAGCCACGCCACATAGCGCATACATTATTACTCTCATTATGGCATCAACTTGCGGATAGCGGACTGGCAACTCTTGATTTTTTCTCATGCGTTCCATTCTGTCTACACGAACGCCAGATGTAGGCACAGGAAGGTTTACCGTGATAACAATATACACAGGACTGCTTTCGTCGTAGTTCCAATTTTGCGTCGCAATGGCGTTCTTAGCAATCATAGCTACCACGGAAGCGTAAGCATTTTGGGTTGTTTTTCTTGGTTTTTTCTTATAGTCGCTCTCTTGCTCTCTAGGTCCCGGTCTTTGCCCGCGGCAAGGAGGTCTACCCGGTATAGAGAACTCTATTTTCTCTTTGCTCTTAACCCACACCATGCCAAATCACCTCGCTTAGAAGTTGAAGTTGTCGTCCAGTTCCTGCTGTGCTCCCATGTTCGCGAAGCCACCGCCGCTGTTGGAAGATGCGCTGTTTTTGCTGTCGATGAAGTCAAAGCCGTTGACCATGATAGCAGCGCTTTGCTTCTTGTTGCCATCCTTGCCTGTATAGCTGCTGATTTGCAGACTGCCATTGACGAGGATGCGGCTACCCTTATGGAAGTAGTTGCCGATAGCCTCGCCAGTCTTACCGAAGGCAGTGCAGTTAATAAAGTCGGCCTCTTTGGGCTGGTCTTTACGGAACGGTCTGTCGATAGCAACGGTGAACTTGCAATACACCTTGCCGTTCTGAGTGTAACTTACCTCCGGTTCTCTAGTTAAACGACCTAAGCCAACAAAATGATTCATGTTTATATTCTCCTTTCGTTATGTCGAGTGCATATATCCCCCGATAAATATGCGAGTGTGTTGAGGCAAGCGATACGCACTCGCCTCAACAGTTATGAAAAAAATTATAAAGCAGTAGTTATGTGTATATCCTTCTCGTCAGCGCCATTCTCCTTGGCAGTCTTAGCCATTTCAATGCGATATTCTTGCGGAGTCAAGAAGTACAGTTCGTTGTCTAAGCGGAACTCGCACTCTCCCTCTTTAGGAGCTGTGCGGATAGGCTCAACTTCAATGCGATGAAACACCTTGCGCCACTTGCAGTCCTTGACATACTTGCCTTGCTCGCAGCACATACAGGCTTTAAGCGCAAGGTCTAAGAGGTCGTACAAGTCCTCGGTTTCAACGGTAATATTAGGCTCTCCGTCTCTAGCTCTGACTGGTACGCTAGTGCAGAGTTTCAAATCCGCTTGCTTTCTACGGCGTTTGAGGCTTGCCAGCTGTTTCTGGTCAAGATAGGCAATTCTTTCCTCAATGATGTTTTGACAATATGTCGCAACGCATTTGAGTTTTCGATGCCACGTCTTGTCTTTTGTGGTTTCAGCGGCTTTGTCGGCTTCGCCAGCGAGGATTCCTATTTTCAGCCAGCTAAGGTATTCCTCTTTGCTCATGTATTTCTCCTTGTTCAAGTCTATCCCTTCTTTCTTTTGTTTTAAATCAATTCTTGTTCTCTTCAGTATCTTCTTCGTCATCCTCTATGATAAAGAATGTATCAATCACGACATAGAAAATACCAAATGTCAAGCAACTTCCAAGGCCAGCGCCCAAGGCAAAAGCCATTACTAATTCCCAATCCATTAACGCCCCACCTCCATTTGTTCTTTCTCTTTATCAAGCGCTTCGCAGAGCTTCTTGTAAATATAAAGTTTGATAACGCTATATACGGCAATGTCTTTAAGCGATTCGTCCACCTTGTCGCCCTCGATGCCGTGCATAGCGACATGAACAATATGCTTACGCTCGTAGTTGGATATTTCTTTCCACATTCGTTTCCACCACAACCATTCGCGAGGGCATGTCCCGGAACAAGAACTAGAGAATGGTTCATTGTCGAAGGCAGCTTTCTCAATAATAGCTCCCAACTTTAAATTCTCCAGCGGCTCGCCCGAGCCATACTGGGAGTTCTTTGCAATAAATAACTCTTTAAGTTCATCGAAAGTCTTGCTTACGAACGCCACATATTCTGCATTGGCACTGGTTGTACTGTCTTCTACACACTCTACACACTGTTCTTTACTCATGTTTCTTTGCCTCCCTTTTACGTTTCAGACTAGCGTTGGCGACGGCTTTTACCTCGCCCATGTTTTGATAGTACCCTGTCACAACCACTTCTGTGTAGGGTGCATCAGCATACATCTTGATGATGTGAATGTCATAGACCTGTTTGTCATCGGGATAAACAACACCATTCATGGCATCAAGATATAACTTGACGATGTTGTCCCCGTCCGGTTTGCCTAAAGGCATGACAGCCTCTATCAGCCCGGCCTCGGCAAACCATTTTTGTCTGCCAGACGGAACCTTTCTGCATGATTTAATCTCGACTTTGAGCGGCATTTCGGGGCTTGGTAAGCTCCAGCCTTGTTCAACCATGGCTTGCTGTGCCATTAGTCTGATGGCCGCTTTTTCCTCGGTGCTGCCTTTGGGTTCGTAGGCTCTGACGTGACCACTGATTGTGGTAAATCTAGGCCTTCCTTGCCCTACTGGTTCTCCCATAACCTTGAACCGCAGGATTTTCTTTCCGCAGTTCATCGGCTCCTTAAAGTTCACTACACACACCTCCTAAAACTTGCCGCTGCTTCCGTAGCCGTCACCGCGAGCACCACTGGCGTTATCATTGCTGGTTGTGTTGTAGCGCAGGAAAATTCCTTGCATGCAACGTTCGCCTTTTTTGATGATGTATTCTTCGTCAGAACTGTTGATAAACATAGCGCCAATGTTGCCGTCGTTGTCGGGATTGTTGGCGTAATCAGCGTCGATGATACCAGAGCAGTGAACCATGAGGCCATGCTTTACGGCCAGTCCGCTTCTGATTCTCAAGAACAGGAACATATCCTGCGGCATGATAGCCTTGATGTTGAAATGCACGAGCTTGCTGAGTCCGTGCGGAGGAACAACAATGTCATACGGAGCATAGAAATCATACCCCGCAGCAGACTTTGTGCCACGCACCGGAAGCTTTGTGCCAAATGGCGCACCCTCAACTGGCTCAAATCTGATTGAGTCCTTTCGGCCGTTTCTTTGGCCGTACACAAGCTCATCAAGAGAGCATCCCAACGATTCGGCAAGGCGCATCGCTATGTTTAATGCAATTCCCGCTTTGCCATTCTCTACACAGCTAAGATGTACTTGGCTAACCGCAGCCTGTTTCGCTAAGTCAATCTGAGATACGCCTCGTCTGCGTCTGGCCAAGGAAATATTCTTTCCTAAATTCTTCATTTCTTCTTCACTCATTGCTGTCATTATTTCTTGTCTCCTTTCTTATGTCCGAAAGAACAGGATTGTTCTTTGCAGTCAGAGCATCCCATAAAGTTTCTGTCGAAAATCTCTGGTGCTGCTTTCGCAAGCTCTTTGTGAATCTGCTCAGCTAACTCTCTATGCTCCGGCATAGCACGTTTGCACAGTCGCTTAGGAAGATACTCAAACCACGCGCGGAAGTTACCAGTGACAACAAGGGATGTTTCAACACCTTGGGGCAGGAAGTAGGCAGCATCCTGTTCCGCAAGACCATCAGCAATACATTCTTTGTAAGCGTGAAGCATAGGATGCTCATCAATCATAGAATCAACAACTTCTTTAGGCACACCATGCTTTTTAGCAAAGTCATACATGCCATCAGGGATAATGCAAGCATCAAAGACACTACCTCTAGCAGACTTACAGGTGAAGCTAAGGTGTCTATGGCGCGTTAGCTGTCCCAACACTCTTACGCTGCATTTCACTAAGAAGCTTGCATAACAGTGCTCCAAGACACTAAGATGCCCGCTCTCGATAATCTTCTCGATAGACTTTTCGGCAACATCCTTGCCATACGGCTGGCTGCAGGCAGTTTTCAAAAGCTTCATATGGTTTGGTGTGATTGAGATTAACTCTACTGTTGGCATTTGTTGTCCTCCTTTAATTTTCTGCGTTGTTCTTTAACTGCCTCCAATATAGGCCTTTGGAACTCACAGTCATCATCAAGGCTGACCGTGCCATCCTCGTCTCTGTGAGTTTCCATTAATTCAAAATTCCACTCAATATCCCGTTCCATCTGGGCTAACATCCAGTCTGGAAAGCGGTGAAGGTTTGTCACCAATTCGCTTTGGATAGCAGACAGGCTTTGTGTGCCTATCCTGTGTACGGCATACCGAAAGGCAAATAGCATCACGATTAGTTTTTCATCATTCATTGCTGCACCCCCCCTCAACATGCCATCTATCTGGCCAATTTGTTAATTCGCAAGGCGAAGCGGAATCGTCAACATCGTGAAAAATACATCCTTTGCAGTGCCTCCGCTTGCTACACATTTCTTTTATAATTCGCGCCGCCTCTTTGAGTTTTTGTTGTTCACTCATATCTTCATTCCAACTGCTCCCTACTCACATCCCTGTAATGCATCTGTTAGTAAGCTTCTTGTAAACATCTTCGTACATTTCTTGTTTATCACCATTGAAGGTATATTCTGCATAGATGCCGTCACCGCTGACTGTAGTAGACAACAACGCTTTATAGTTCTGCAGTGTTTTACACGCCCAAACAATAAATACGTTTTCGAGAGTGATTTGCTCTTTGTTGTTATGGTTGTACCATTCTACTAATTTGTTTTTACATACGCTTTCAAACTCAGCCATACCTGTAATAATCATTTTTCTACCTCCTTAAATACACCCACCGCAGCAGCCGTGCGGGATTTCATCATTTACTAAAGCTTCCAACTCTCTCCAATCGTCTTGCAACTCTGGCGCAAGAGCGTTGCGGTCTATTAACCAATCGCCTTCTTCGTCTTCCGCTTCCCAATCTGCGTCAAAGCTTACGCTTCCTCCGGATATTAAAACTCCATACATCGAATATTGCTTGCCGTCTTTTTCAACAACCAGAGTTCCGCGGCACAAATTCGGCCAAGCGCCGTCGTAAGAAATAAACTTAATCATCGTCTGCACCTCCTAAACTTTTTCAAGGGAGTTTTTGTCCCCACGTGTAACTTTTTCAAGGGAGTTTTACAAGAGATTTTTGCAACATGTTGCAGTTTTCTCTTTTACAGTTTATACTTCACGCCTAACTCTGTCGCCACAGCGGACAACGCAGTTTTGGCTTCTTCATGTGTGCGGTAAATCCAGCCTTTTTCTAATAAGGCTAAGTCATACGGATGATTCGTCCATTGTTGCTGCCAAACGCACCATTCCCCGAGGAAACGGCAGAATGAGTAATAATCTTCACCTTCCTTCGGCTTCCACGGCAGTTTAACGATTTCCATTTTGCCTTTCAGCAAACTGTTTAATGCTCCGTGGTCGAACCATTTCGTTTTCTGACCATCAACAGTAGTTAATTCTAGCCCAGCATCGGTAAGCTTATAAGTCAATCCGTCATAACCTTTAATTTTAAATTCTTCCCCTATTTCTACGCCCAACATTTGGGCAATGTTGGGAATTAAATTTTTAGCCATGTTATCACTCCTCCTTGCTATCTTCATCTTTGTAAATCAGTTGCAGTGCTTTCATTGTTATGTCGTGCACTGCTGCAACAGCCGATTTGTCACCATACTTGTCACGAATCGACTCGCCCACTGTCTTTATTACAGCTACAATGCAGTCTGCAACCTTTAAAACAGCACCTTGCACCTGTCCTGCTGCGCAGCCGTCCCCGTTGAGATAAGCGAGCACATAATCTACACCGCTTTCATCTAGCAACTTTTTTGCCTGTTCTGCTTTTTTATAGTCAATCATTTTTATCACCTCTCCAATCACGTACTCGCTCCATAATCGCCACGATTAAGCCCATCCATTGGATAATGGCTACCGGGATGAGCGCCACAATCAATACGACCGCTACAAATTCATCTAACGTCATTACTCTTCCACCTTTCTTTCCCACGCCCGCTCGACGTTTTCAAACAGCTCTACTTTGGTTTCACGTCCGCATTTCGTACAGCTAATAGCTGCATACGTCAAGTAGTCAGCACCACCATAGCAGTGATGATATTTATAAAGTTTTGGCATTGCACCACATTTACATTTTTTCATCGTTCACGCCACTCCTTAATCCACACTTGCATTTCTCTATATGCCTTCTTTAAGCGATACAGATAGTATTTCAACTTCTGTCTTTCGCGGTTATTCATATCCCGAGCCACCTCCACAGTGCCACCAGCGCAGCTATGCCCATCACAACAGGTATGCCAGCAATAAGAATAATTATTGCAACCGTCATCATAAAGGCGAAAGCCCTACAAATCAATTCAGTCATTGCTCTTCCTCCTTTCTCTCAGCCTTATAAATTTCAACCGCTGTCGTGAGCGGCAGTATAGTTACCGGAAACATGAACCTCAAAGTTTCCACCGCCACCAGCCATCGTTCATGCTGCCTAAAGATTTCTCCCGTGTACTGTCCTTTGATTTTCAGAATGTCGTCGGTGTAAATCATGTCACCATGAATATCTCTAACACCCGTAGCCGTTCTTTCCATGCTTGCCTCCCTGTTTTTCTCTCTATTTTCATCCGCTTTTCCAATTTTAATAAATTTTATTAAAATTATTTTTTGCGGTTTTTGTCGTAGTAACCGTTATCTCTGCCGAGCATCGTTGCTCCGCAGCATCCGCACCTCATAACGTACAGATTTCCACGCTTTTCGTGTACCGTGTAAGCGTGTACCAGTTTTTTGATTTCGTTGCCGCACTTAATGCAATACGGTCTGTTTTTCCTGTTAAACATCACGTTCTCGATTTCCACTTCGTTCACTCCTTGGATTGTATATGCCGCTCTCGCGAACGGAGTATGGGCTAGATTCATTTCTAGGTATGCTGTTGGTAACTTTATACCTGTTGCTCCTTAAAATTAAACCTAGTAGCATTTCCGTTCGTCAGAGAAGATTCGCTAATTTTGGATTGGCAACCAAAGGGTCATGGTCTACTTGAATCATTCTGTTCGGCTCAAACCCCTTAGCTGTTGTCACCGAGAAGCACACCTCACGGTCGGGATTGACGTAGACCTTGTAGCCAATATCTTCTTCGCCAACCGCCGTACAGTAGTTAGCGTCGTTCAGTATGACTTGCAGGAGTCTGTAGTTGCTGACAATCTCGTTCCTGTTCAACCCCATCTTTTGCCCGTAGAGCAAAATCTCGTTATGCGTCGGCATATATGGCATTATGTCTCTGTGCTGACGAAGCTTCCACTTCGTCCACGCCCAGAGCTTTGCGCTTTTGCGGAGGCCAGCAGGAGAAGCCTGTGTGATTGGTTTCTTCTGCTCGACATCACGCTCTCTGCGATAATTCGCAAGCGCGTCATCAACATCGTAGAACCTCGGCCAATACTGCAAGCGGCAGAGAGCGTTGCGAAGGTACTGTACCTGTTCACCAGTCAAATCCCTGTACTGGTCAAGGAATGTTCTCACCATGCTCTCCTGTCCTTCCACACTTGAAGCCGACACGGGCGGTTTAAGTCCTGCTGACTTCCAGTACCCGAACAGCTCAATCACGTCTTGTCTCTCCATGCCTATCCCTCCCTAAAACAACAACTCTTCTTTCTTCGGCTTGTCAGCGCCACTGTGGATGTTCTTGCAACATCCCTCGACATACGCCAATGTGCGCTTGCCTTGCTCTAGCGAGCGCTGCATTGCCTCCAACACTACGACCTCACCGTAGACGGCAATCATGTCTCGGATTTTCTCGGAGATGTATTCTGTCATCAGCCCCATGTTTTTATTCCAAAACTCAAACGGCTTGCTGATAACACCAACAACAACTCCTTGACTGCCAAGTGGGACGTTTGACGAATCGTGGTACGATACATCATTGTCATTGTCATTAGCATTACTTAGGTTAGTAGTATTGTTATTGTCCTTGTCTATACTATCCTTACCTAACCTATCCTTACCTATCCTATGCCGTCCATTGTCCGGCAGTTGACCGTCCACTGGACGTCCAGATTTAATTTTCTTTAAATCCGCACGTTCTTTGGTTTGTAAAACTTCAACTTCCGGTAAAATTTGCAGCAGTAACGGCAGATAAATGCTGTCTGTTTTTCGGTCTGCACGAATTTTGTTATTTTCGCGCCAATCCATTATGAATGCCACCAAGTCGTCATTAAGCAAGGTTACAAATCCCTTTGCCACAAGAATCCGCAAGTCATCCTGTGATGCCCCAACCTGTCGCATTACCATGAATGCCTCTACGACGCCGTCGTCATCAGCGTTTAACCCCAAATGAAAATAAAGAGCTTGAGAGCTTAGGGGCATCGTCAAGAATCTGGCGCTGTTAATAACTCTCTTAGAAAACATTCTTCTTTCTGCCACGCTATCACCCCATTTGGTTTATCAACTTGCTGCTAATTATACTTTCATAGTCCATGCCAACTTCTTGCATGAGTTTTAAACATTCGGCGGCTCTTTTATGGTCGCGCATTACATCAATCGCAGCCGACAGAACGTCGAAAACTTTCTCAGCTTCATCGTTTGTGATTTCGCCATCGCCTTTAGCGTTAATTACAGCGGCACCGCAGATAGTAATAATTTCACCCCATGTAAGCTTGGGAGTTTCGTTGTAAGTTGTGTCAATCATTTACGTCCTCCTAAAAATCTATATCTGAATCCGAGCGAGCTTGCAGCTAAGCTCAAGGAGCGGCTGACGGATAGCCGGAGCTTTCAGTTTGCCCGCCCAGACCAGAGTTATAAAAGGCTTATTCGCCTTCTACAGCGGTTTTAATATCCTCTGCGGTAAATTCATCGTCTACGACGATTTCACCAGTCTCAACGTCAACTACGCGAGCGTCAGAGGCTTCTTCCTGTTCGATTGTATCTACGTTGTTGTCTACAGAGAGGTCTAAAGGCTTCTCGTGAGCATCCGCGTCCTCGGCCATCGCCTTCTGCATTTCGATAGACATTGGACCCCAATGACGCAGCGTGTATGCCAAGACGGTTTTCATCGCCATTGCATCGAAGTCGCTCTGCCAAGGACTAGAAGAAGAGTTGTAGCTCTTACTGAATCTCTTGGCGTGTTTGATAACGGCATCCTTAGTCCAGTAGACAACCTTGCGGAAGCCGTTAAGCAGCTCAAAAGAAGCACAGTAGCCGATAGCAGTGTCGCTTTCCTGCTCGCCATAGGTCATTTCCTCGGTGAATTTATTCCATTCAACAACCTCGCCCTCATAGACGGTGTTTACGTTAATGGATTTATAGAGGCCGCTGCGTTGCGCTAATTCTACATATCCGAGGTAGCCAATCTGGAACTGCGCAGCGCCCTTATAGGGCACAATCCAAGCTCTGCCGAGGGACGGCAGGATTGGCAAGTCAAGGCTTGCTGCAATGGATGCTGCGCTCAACACGGTGCGCATATCTACGTTCTGTAACAGCTTATTTTGAGATACTACGGTAAGCACGGAGCTGATGAAGCCAGCCGATTTCTTGCCGAGCATACGTTGGAATCTGGCTTGTACGCTGTCCTGTTTGAACATTGCATCCAAGAGTGCTACGCCAGCTTTAGGAGCTGACTGCACAGCTTGCTCTTTTTGTTTTGTAATTAAACCCTTTGCGCTAACCATTGTTATTCATCCTCCACTTCTTTAGCTCTACGCTTTTTAGCCTGTCTTGTCAGGCTTACTGTCAGCATACGGTACTGTGTCTGCCGACGATACTTCTGAGACAGTTCGGGATAATCTTCAGCAAAAGCCTTATTGTCCCACACAGCACGGTTGTGGATGCCGTAGCTGACGATGTAGTCGCCGCACTCGCCCTTCTCTGAATTGCCAAGCTCTAAGCGGAGCTTGTTTTTCTTTTCGTCAATTACCTTTTTGATTTCGGTAATCTGGGCTTCAAGCTCTTTAATCTGCTCGCATTGCTTCTCCCACTCGCCGCTCATTGGCATGACTTCCTTGTTCCCGCCCGGATACATTTTCTCAATAGCCTTGGTACAGCTATCGCTATAATCTACCTCGGGGATTTTATGAGGGACAACGTAGTTCTCCCAAAAGTCTTTCTCCGCTTCGACAAGAGCGTTGATTTCATCATCGTCACGCTCAAACTCACGGATAACGGCTCTCTGCCCGCCGCAGAGACAGACAAAGTAGCATTTGTCGTAGTTGCCTACCGCCATATAGTGCAAAGCTTGCACCAGATAAGAAGGCGGCACTTTATCGTCAGCCCATTCGTCGTAGTTGTAACCTGCCGTAGTCTTAATCTCTACGATAGAGTTCTCGCCTACAACCAAACGGTCAACGTCAGCAATCATAAATGGGTGCTCGTCACTGCGAACCATGCCGCAACGACGGAGCTTCTTGCCTGTTTTGTCTTGGAACCACTGAGCCAATGGTTCTTCTAAACGATTGCCCCATTCCATACGTTCCTTGACTTCATCCGAGAGGTTAATCTCAGATGCTACGGTCTGGCTGGTTTTTTCCTGCCAAAGCTGAAACTTTGACTTATAGGTATTAACGCCTACAATAATACCAGCGTCGCTACCACCAATACCTGTGGTGCGTAGCTCCAACCACTTCTCTCTGCCGCCCTCTGCCTGTATCTCGGCTGCGGTCATCAGCATAGTCGTGCTCATTCCACCCTCTCCTTCTCGCCTCTGATGTCATCAGCGTAAGTTTCAAAGCCAGCATCTAAGGCTTTGCGTATAAGTTCTTCGGCATTTTCATATTTGATGCCATAATCAACGAGAACCGTAATCATTACGTTCACAAGCGCGGTCAGGCCGATGAGTACATCAAATTTGCTTACCTTGTGATTGAAATTCACAGTAAAGCCATCTCTTTCACTGGTCACTTTAAAAATTATTTCTTTTTTATCACTCATTCTTCGTCATCCTCCGCGTCCGAACGGATAGCTTCAATGATTCGTTTCAGCTCTTCGGGCCAATTCTCTGGAACAGGCTCACCTTTTCCAATGGTGATAACTGCAATGCCTTCGTCTTTAGACTTCTCGGCTTCGTGTTCGTGGTTCATCATCTTGGCGAATCTCTTGTCATATTTTGCGGTCTCGAACGCTGCATCGAGCAGTCCCCAAGTTGCATCGTTAGCATCTTCGGAATCAAGCCCGTTCTCCATAAGACTTTGCTTCATTCCTTGTGCTACTGTGAATACGAGGCCCGCAAAGACTTTCGCCAAATCCTCGTTTCCTGCTTCCACATTAACCTCAAACTCCAGATGCTTGCCGTCAATAAGAGCGGCATGGATGACTAATTCTTTAGTTTCTTTCATTCGTTTGTTCCTCCTTAGATTTTTTATAGTTTTTTCGGCAGTGGCAAACTCTATTGGAGATTATTGCTGCCGGAATATTCATGAGCAAACTCAAATCGCACTGGCGTATGCCACATACGATGTTAAGAAAATAATATGATTCACATTCAAGGTCACACAGCGAAGGTACTTTAGGACGCGGTGCTCTCGGAACCTTCTTGTATTGTGGCTTCATATCCATAAAATCCAATGCGCTGTTAATGCTCATGCTTTTGATTATGGATATATATAGCGCATACCAGTTCTCTCGAAACTGGATGTTGCCGCTTGATTTGTGGATGGCAGCCGCTTCCGGTTGAAAACTGTGAGAACGGGCTTTAACGTAATTCTCTCGGCATACATGATTTTGCCTTGCTCTCATTTAACGTCCTCAACCTTCACGATGATTGTTTCACCAACCTGCAAGTATTGTCGTTTTCCGATGCCGAAGCCATTGTTTTCGCTCAGCTCGTGCATGAACTCGGCGAACGGCTTGCTGCCATCGTAATACCTTTCGCCAATCCCCCAAAGCGTTTCGCCGCTTTGCACTGTATGGCAAATCTTGCGATATGTCGGCTTCTCTCTGTCTGCGAGATAGTCGGTGTCGAATCCGCTAATCAGCAGTGCCAAGATTCCAATAACCGCAATCTTGAGTACCGTTTTCATGTCACTCACCCCTTTCCCTTTAATCCAATAGTGCTTTAAGCGCGCTCTGATAGCGCCCCTTTCTTATGTTCTGCACCTTGTCCTGCTTTGCGGTTGGTGCGAACATTTCTTTCAGTTGTTGGTCAACAACATCCGCTACCAGAAACCACTTTCTGCCGTATCTTCCGGCAGAGACTTTGCCTTGCTTAATAAGTTCCCGCAGCATTTTATCGCTGATGTTGCGGCTCTCGGAAAACTCTTTGATTCCCATGAGTTCCATTAAGCTCACGCTCCTTTTGCTCCCAACAGTTTGTTGACGAAATAAGCTTGACCTTTGCCAGTCACCTTAACTGTCTTGCTGACAGTTACATGTCCATCGCTATGCGTAACCGCCGTTTCCTTGATGCGGAACAAGCCTAACTCCATAGCTCTCTGCGTCGGGCTGTTATAATCAGCACCTTGGCGTTTAATCAAATAGCCGTTATTGCGCAGCCACTCGAACATGCGCTTTTGGCCCATGTCGTGCCCGTTCTGCTTGATGAGCTTTGCTAAATCGCCAATCAAGATTGTTTGCTCGCTCGCAGAAACTGCATCAGCAAAGATTTCCTTCGGTTTCATGCGCTGCGTGTCGCTCTCCAACTCCTTGATACGTGCATCGCGCTCTTTAATGGTAGCTTGCGCCACGAGCACGGCTTTCGCCATCAACTCTGCGTCACTCATCTTCTCGCTACCTGCGATGTAACCGCCAGTCTTGCGGATGGCTGGTAGCACTTCGCTTGTCACCCACTCTTGAAACTCTTCGGCTTGTGGAAGTTTGGAACGCATCACTAAACTGTACAGGCCAGCTTCATCAATAAGAATCGGAGACGTTCCGTTGACGGTGAACGATTCGTTCACCCCTTTGTGGGAATCTTTTACGTGGTCGCGAATTGCTTTTTGTGGATTGCTATATCCCAGCGCCTCTGCTACATCCTTACCTACAAACCAAGGCTCGCCGCCTTGCTCTACTACTCGAACCTTGCCAAACGCAGGATTCTCGAAAATCTTTAATTCATTCATCGCATTACCTTCTTTCTTAACCCTCTGTGCTATAATATTAATTACAGAACCGAGGTGATTATTTTGGATAAAGAACAACAAGTTCACGAAATTGTGTTGCAGTATATGACTGCAACCAATGCTCATCAAGAGCGCAGTAAAAAATTCAATGGTTACGATACCGTTACTCCAGAACAATACGCCAAAAAGTACCAAGACTATTTCAAGCGCGTGTCTTCTGAGTTAGAAACTACTAAGTAATTATCCAGTATCAGTTTTACCAGCTTTAATGTTTTTTTAGCTTCAAAATTGCTCATGCCTTCGAGGTTTCCCATTATCTTCTCGGCGGCTTGAGCAATTTTTTCTTGTGTCGGCCCGTTTAGATGATTGAATCTTGCGCAACGGAGCAAGTCGAAAATTGCTTCATTAACATTCACCCTTCTCATCTCCTTTCAGCAGCTCGTCATTTTGCTTGTATTCAAACAAGTCTCCTATACCGCACTGCAAGTAACTGCATAACCTATCTAGTGTGTCCAGCGATATAGCTGCGTTGCGGTCATAGTATAAATTGGTGAGCGTTGTTCTAGATATTCCAGTGTTTTTGGCTACATCGGTTATCTTCAACCGCTTCGCTCCAAGTATCATAGAAAATTTATTGTCTATCACACTGTACATCTCCTTTTTCACCCCTCTCTTTTGTTCAATGTACTGTGCATTTTGTATTTTGTATTGTACAATATTCAAATTGTATTGTCAATAGCTTTTTTGTTCAATATGCTGTACAATTTAAAAGGAGGTGTTTTATTATGTTGTTAGTAAACCTTAATGTGCTTCTTGCTGAAAGAAATCTTCGGATTAGTAAAGTATCAAAAGATACTGGCATATCTCGCACTACGTTAACCGCTTTGTGCAATAATCTCAGCCAAGGCATTCAGTTTGAAACTCTGAATACGCTGTGCTCCTATTTGAGCATATCCCCAATACAGTTTTTTACGTATCTTCCGCTTGACTATACTCTTTACATCGAGCGCCAAAACGCAAATTGCAGTATTGCGAATTTCTCTATCACTGCCAACAAGCGGACAACAGACTGCGCTGCTTTCGTTGACGTTGAAGCTGATGCCGCCACAAGTTCCTTGTATATCACTCTTTCGCCATCGGACGAGCCTGAAGACAATTCGGCGTTTCTACAAAAGTTCATCGAACAGTTACCGCCAATAGTCAAAGACTCCATTGAGGACAAAATCTGCAATATTATAGGTGAAGATTATGAGAATTACTCACTTACCTTCATTTGGGACATCTAGCAGCTCGTCAATCGTGCAGCCAAGGATTTTGGCCAACGCTGGCAATTTATCTGCCCTCGGGAGGAATAAACCGCCCTCCCATTTTGCGATTGTGCTTCTATCCACCCCGCAAGCTTTAGCCACATCTTCTTGAAGAAGCCCTTTAGCCTTACGGAATTTTTCCAATTGCGTCACTGTATCACCTCCAATCACTCTCGTGATGTTACATCACATTTTGTGATTATATTATAGTGCTGACTCGTCACATTGTCAAGCACTTTTTCTATTGACTTCGTGACACTATGTCACATATAATATAGGCAAAAAGAGTGAGGTGTGTAGAATGGGAATCGGGGAAACTCTAAAAAGACTCCGCAGAGAACGTGGATTAACACAAGCAGAAGTCGCTAAAGCTATTCACGTAAATCGCTCTACTTATACAAAGTACGAAACAGACGTGAACATGCCGAATTTAGAACAGTTAAAAGCAATATCTGCTATATTTGATGTATCTAGCGATGATATTCTCAACCCAAAGCCATCAGTTTCGCAGGCAACGGTACCTGCCGCCCCTGTTGTTCAAAAACTTGCCGTAAGGAGCGACCACGAGAAGCTTCTTGGCGTTTACGATAGCCTTGATGAGCAGTCGAAAACTCAGCTTATGTCTGTTGCTTACTTGCTTATGTCTCAAAGCCTCAAGGCACAAGGCATTGATGTACAAGAGATGGTAGAGCAGCAGCTCCATAAAATTAAAGACGAAGGAGGCGAAAACAATGACGACTGACGAAGAACTGCATCAAAAGGCTATTGCTCACGAATTGTTTTGTGAACTGTCCTCGAAATCAAGAATGGTGGCTATCGGTATTTTACGGCTACTGTTGGTCGAGGAAACGCGCCCTTTTTGACTGTCTACTCACCCGACGGTAGCCGACGTGAGCAAAAGCCAAATAATGACAAGTAAGTAAAGATCCACCCGCCTAGCGGGTGGCTTTTATTTTTCGGGCATAGCCCTATC